TTAAACCTCTGGCTTTTCTTTGTAAATGAACGTGTGAGATAATCCATTGCGGAATGTGATAGAGTGAATAGCTCCGTCCTTGAAAACGATGTTGTCTATGATGCTGCTGAGAAAAGAATCAAGGACCTCCGGAGAAACGGTAGCACTCAGTGATTGAAAGCTGACGTAGTTTCGGTCAGTGAGCTTCTGGGAGAGAATGAAGTTGCTTGCCTTGGCGATAAATTCATCGTCAGTGATAGACTGTTGCAGGCTGTCTTCTGATGCCAGGAATGCCAGCTTGTCCTCGACTTCTTCCAGAGCGTCCGAAAGCTGAATCTTCTGAGTAAGGTATTCGGATTCAGACATGGCTTTTTCGGAATAGAGGAAAAGTTTGTTCAGACGGTCAATAGCTCTTTCCAGACGGACCTTTTCCTTTTTGAGCTTTGATAGTTGCAACGGAGGCTCAGAGTCGGTTTTGATTTTGACGTCTTTTCCGAAGACCTCTCCCTTGACGGTGCCGGTGCGGAGCGTATGAAACAGATCCTGCAATCCGTCCGGGGCAATGGCGACCACCGGGGAGAAGGTATCGCCGGAGAGTAGCTGCTGTTCCAGTTCCTGTATGCTCGTTTCCGGAGAGAATGCCTTTTGAGCGTTGAGCATATTGAGAATGTAGTTGAAGACAAACTCGCCAACGATTGGGTCCGAGGTAGATTTTCCGGTACACCACAGCTTGCTTTTCCTGTGCGTAGGGCAGAAGTAGAGAGAATAGCGTCTGCCGGTAGTTTTCTTTACGGTGGAAATGGAACTGGTCATAGGCTGACCGCAATTTCCACAGATAAGCAGGCCGGAGAAAATGTGGGTGTATTTGCTTTTGCCACTCTTGCGGAATGATTTGAGCCTGCGGTTGGATTCCAGGAGTGCGAGGATACGTTCTTTCTGTTCCCGGCTTACGATGGCCAGGTGGTGGTCTTTTACGGTAATCCATTCGGATTTATCCTTAGGACGTTGCCGGTCCCCTTCCTTAAGGCGGTTGTACTGGTAATCGCCGCAGTAGAATACGCTGCGAAGAATAATATCCAGAGAGACAGGAGACCAGTCATTACCGGCACGAGTCCGGTAGCCATGTTCGTTCAGATACCGGGCCAGGTAAACCAGGGAGCGGAGTTCTTCGTATTTGTCATGAATCAGATGGGCGATGTTGTACTCGTCGGAGTTGAAGCTGAAAGCCTGTTCCTCCGGGTCATAATCGTAGCCGTAAGGAATACGTCCGCCGTTCCACTGCCCGTTGCTGGCTCTGGAAATCATAGTGGCAGTGACACGTTCCGAGGTCATGTTACGCTCCAACTCCGCAAAGACAAGGATAATTTTGAGCATCGCTTCTCCCATAGCCGTACTGGTGTCGAATTGCTCGTTTTTCGAGACAAAGGTAACGCCCAGGTTTTTAAGCTCCTGGTACATCTCTGCAAAGTCCAGAAGGTTTCTGGAGATGCGGTCAATCTTCCAGACCAGCAGATGCGTGTACGTGCCGGTCCGAAGCTGAGACATCATTTTCTGAAATTCTGGCCGGATGGTATTTTTGCCAGAGTACCCGGCATCCTCGAAGATTGTCACATCGTCAGTGTTCAGTATCAGCTTGGCGTAGGCAATCAAATCTTGACGCTGCATAGGCAGAGAGTCCCTGTCGATCTGATGCAGTGTAGAGACTCGTATGTAGATAGCCACTTTTGCGTGAGTGGCAGCACTGTTTGAAATCATATTTTTCCTCCAAAAATACGCCGTCCCATTACAGAACGGCGCATGTTCATTTCTACGCCCTTTTAGTCGGGCAATTCAATATTACATCCCTTAATCCGGCAAAATCCGTTATGTAAGGTTTTAGAGCTTTCAGCGAATTAAGAGAAATATTTTTCTGGTTGGGCTTTTGCTCGTTGAGCACGTAGGTGGGTAGCACGTAGAACTCCCAGTATTCCAGGGCAAGCGGCGAGACGTCTTTTGTCAGTGCTTTGTAAAGGCAAAAAACGTAGAGGTCAGAATGACGCTTGACGTCCGGAGAATATCCGGCTTTCGGGTCCCAGGCTCTGTGAGGGGCTATGCTGAACTGTATATGCTCGTGGTATGCTTCATCCCAGGATTGGAGATAAGAAGCAGATTTAACCTCGATTCGCTGTCCGGCAGGACTGGTCAAATCAAAGGGGAGCCAATCAGTTCGCATTTTCGAATCGGGGGGGGGTAATAACGCACTGTATACTATGTATTCTGCAAGTACGCCCCGGTCTGTATTGTTGAGCAGATCACTGTAAGCCCAGGACCAGAAATCTACTACCGACAACCCGGTGTCTTCCCCATGAAAAGTAAATTTGTTATTGGATGTTAATTGCTCCATGTAGGAACCCTCCCTTCGCAGAGAGAGGTTATGCCATGGATGTTGCCGTCAAGAGCGAAAACCAACGCCCGGCGGCAGTCAATGTCTGTCAGAGTGTCAGAATAGGTATGGATCAACGGCAGAAACTCACGAACAGAAAGCGAGAGCTTCTTCCGTAGGTGCGCTATTTTGTTGATGGTTCCGACAGACAGCAATGCAGGCCCTTCTTCCAGAGAAGAACAGAAGGAAGAGAGATAGAGCAGTAGAGCCGCAGCATCGCAATTCAGTTGTTCTTCGGTCCGGGCCAGAAAAAAGTATTTCTTTGAATCCATAAGCCCTCCTGTCCGGTATCATCTGAAACGACGATACCAATCTAAACGGATAATCTTTTTTCACCGTCAAGGTATTTCTTGCTTTCCTCAAGAGCTTTGAGGTAGCCTTTCATTTCCCCTTTAAATTCATAACGCTTTTCTGTTGGCAGAGCCTTGTAAATACTCAGCAGCTCTTTTTCATCATCGGTGTAGGTCTCAGCCTGTGCGTCAGTGTAAGCAGATTCTTTTCCGGTCAGAATGTAGTCGGTAGAGACATGCAGAAACCGGGCGATGTCTGCAATGTATTTAGCTGGCGGCAGAGTGTTCCTAGCCTTCCAGGTAGAGTAGGAAGACTGGTTAATGCCAAGAAATTTGCACAGTGCATAAGGCGTTTGCTCCCTCTGTTCGAGAACTGTTTCGATTCTGTCGATTGCTTCCATGTAGCACCTCCGTAAAATAATTCGAGAAATCGAAGAAAAACTCTTTACAAATTCGAGTTTTCGAGCTACAATACAATCACAAGCTACAAATGATTCGCAAATGGGAAGTGCTAAATCACATAAGTAGTTTGTGATTGCGTATGTAGTGTACGTTTGTACCGTTAAATTGTATCATTTTACTTCGAGAAAGTAAACTACATATGCAAAAATCCATCAGAAAGGAGGAAAAACATAATGCAGGGCAATATCACTGACTGGGGCAAGGAAGTTAAGAAGGGGCTGATTGAACGTGGCTGGTCTATCAACGATTTGGCTGAGAGAATCGGCAAGTCAAGAACCAGGGTATCCGGAGTTGTGAATGGCCGGATTTACTCGGATTCGATTGCAAGTGCAATCAGTGACCTTCTCAACATCGAAAAGGCATCAGTGTCCATGAAAGAAGCAACCAGAGATTGGTGTATGGATGCAAGAAAAGCCATGATTGACCTGGATATGAACACAGGGGAGCTGGCTGAGAAGACTGGTTACTCTACACAATATCTGAATGCAATTATCTGTGGCAGATGCTATTCGCCACCGGTTATGAAAGTGATAAGCGGTGCACTCGGAATCCAGGAATATCAAGGGAAACAGGATTCCTCTAAGGACAGTTAAATTGTAACAGGAAAGATGGTGTGAAGAAATGGGAAGAGGCCCTACGAAAAGCAATGAAAATGTATATTTTGTTGCCAGAAAAAAGGCGGCAATGTACAACGAAAGGCTATACTCCAGAGAAGGTGCGGCTGAGCTGCTTGGTATATCTGTTTCGACACTCGCAGACTATGAGCTTGGGAATACGAAGGTAGTTCCGGTAGACAAGGTGGTTCTCATGGCGGACCTCTATAATGCACCGGAGCTGAAAACCGGCTATTGCAAGTATGAATGCCCGATATGCAGCTATCTTCCGGTTGCAACAGAAGCGAAAGGCCTGGAAGGAATAGCTCTTCGGCTGATGAAGAGGCTGGATTGCGATGAGCTGAACCGCATCAAAAAAGAACTTGTAGACATTACGGAAGATGGAATCATCGACGAAACGGAGAAGCCGGAGCTGAAAAAGATCCTGGCTTTTTTAGATGAAGTTGCGGAGTCCATCAGCGAACTGAAAATCGTAGGCGAAAAGTTTTTGAAGAAGGTGTGAGTATGGATGTACAGAAAATGCTTGAAATTCTGAAAAGAGATTACGGAATCGAAAGTAAAGAGGAACTGATAGAAAGATTTGAGTCCAGCAAAGGAATCAACATCGGAATTTTCACTGAACGGAGGCAGACAGCATGAGAAACAGAGTTGTGAAACGTAGGATGCACAGGGTTCTGTGGAAGAAGCTGAGCAGAATCTATGCAGTGGATATGGCAGAAGTTCTGGGCTGGATAGAATACATAAGCATCATGGGAATTTTCCAGTGCTTCTGTATTGTGATGGCTTGCGAGCAGAGAGGCAGGGTAGCTTTTGGAGGAGAGTATTTGATTCTTCCGGCGGCGATACTTGCAAGACTGTGGATTCCAGAAATGATACAGAGCGCGAGCAACGTTCTGGAGATGCCGGATGAGGAAGAAGATGATGTGTGAGATATGCGGACAGAATCCTTGCCATCCGAGATGTCCGAATGCTCCGGAACCGAAAGAGGTTCATATCTGTTCGGAATGCCTGGAAGGAATTTATCCGGGCGACAGATTCTATGAGAGCTGTGGAAGTTATGTGTGCGAGGAGTGCCTAAAAGGCATGACGATTGATGAAATATTTGAATTACTAGGCGAGAGCCTGGAAGAAGCATAGGAGGTAGGATATGGGACAGATGACCGTAGAACAGTGGTACGGCACGATAAAAACCGGACTGACGAAGAAGCTGACCGAAAACAAAGAAGCGTTACCGGCTGGCTTTAATCAGCAGAGATTCATTCTGAATTGCATTACGGTAATCCAGGATATGATGAAAGACGATAAGAAGAAAGCACAGTTGGAGAAGATCAACCCGGAAACTATCCCGGTTTGCCTGGCAAAAGCGGCATACCTGGGACTGGATTTTTTCAACGGCGAGTGCTACGCCATCCCGTATGGTGGCAACCTTAGTTTTCAGACTGACTACAAGGGCGAAATCAAGCTGTGTAAGCGGTACAGTAAAAATAAGATTAAAGATATTTTTGCAAAAGTAGTACGGCAGGGCGATTTCTTCATGGAAGAGGTAGACGGAGGCAAACAGAATGTGCAGTACAGACCGAAGCCATTTTCCAATGAACAGATGATTGGAGCATTCGCTATTGTGGTTTTTGAAGATGGTTCGATGATGTATGACACGATGAGTTCGGAAGACATCGAAAATGTCAGAAACACATACTCTAAAGCGAAAGACAGCCAGGCATGGAAAAGCAGCACTGGTGAGATGTACAAGAAAACGGTACTGAGAAGATTGTGCAAGTTGATTGATTTGGACTTTGACAATATAGAGCAGCAGAAAGCTTACGAAGACGGTGGAGACGTGGTATTCAATCAGCAGTCCCTTCCAGGAGCAACAACAGGACAGGCATTGCTGCCGGAGAATGATAAGCCGGTAGACGCATTTGCGGCGATAAAAGCCCAGAAGCAGGCAGAACCGGTTATTGACGGAATGATTTTGGAAGAGGTGTAGGAGGCAGTGGCATATGGTTTTGACGGCAGAGAATTATTATAGCAAAGAAGCGAACAAAGAGTACATGAGCGTGTCCCAGTATAAGGATTTCGCAGGAACATACGGAAAGATGGCGTGTGAATTTTCGGCGGTTGAGAAGCTGGAAGAACGGTGGGAGCAGAAAAAGACCACACCGCTTCTGGTGGGTTCCTACGTGGATTCCTACTTTGAAGGAACGCTCGAAGAGTTCAAGAAAGAGAATCCAGAAATCTTCACTCAGAAAGGCGAGTTGAAAGCAAATTATAAGCAAGCAGAGAGAATCATCGCCAGAATGGAGAGAGACCCACTGTTCATGCAGTATATGAGCGGAGAAAAACAGGTCATTATGACTGGAGAGCTGTTCGGGGCAGAATGGAAAATCAAAATTGACAGCTTCGTGAGAGGAATCGCCATTACGGATCTTAAGGTTATGGCATCGATCACTAAGCTGGAGTGGGTAAAAGACATCGGTTATCTAGATTTTGTGCGGTACTGGGGCTACGATATCCAGGGTGCAATATACCAGGAAATTGTGTACCAGAATACTGGAGAGAGACTGCCATTCTACATTGCGGCCGGAACGAAGGAAGAGGAGCCAAACATCGAAGTGATTCAAGTGACGCAGAACTATCTCGATGAAGCGAAACACATGGTAGAAACGAATATGCCGAGAATCCTCAGAGTGAAGAATGGGGAGGCTGAACCGGACAGATGCGAGATGTGCGATTGTTGTAGGCATACAAAGGTTTTGAAGAGACCGATTTCAATTACGAACCTGGTAGCCGGAATTTAGGCGGTGAGTAGATGGCAGACAATAAGAAATATTACTATTTGAAACTGAAAGAGGATTTCTTTGATTCTGATGAAATGCTGCTTCTCCAGGGAATGAAGGACGGGTACTTGTACAGCGACATACTCATGAAGATGTATCTGCGGAGCCTGAAAAATGAAGGGCGGTTGATGTACAAGGACTACATCCCGTACAGTCTGGAGATGATCTCAACGATTACGAGGCACCAGGTAGGGACGGTAGAACGTGCGATGAAGATTTTTGAGCAGTTGAAGTTGGTAGAGGTACTGGATAACGGTGCAATCTATATGATGGACATTCAGAATTTCATCGGACAGAGTTCTACAGAGGCGGACCGGCAGAGGAAGTATTATCGCCGCATCCAGGATGAGAAGAAACTGAGCGGCTCCCAGACGCCGGAGGCATTGATTCCAGAGATGCAGGAACCGGAGCAGGAGAAACCGCCAGTAGAAAAACCACCGAAGTCGAAAAAGGCAACCGCAAAGAAGGAAGACACGATGCAGCTCTATGAGCGTCTGGTTCCAGATTATGCACTTGGCGGCGAAATCAGAGAAAAGATGTGTGAATGGTGTACATACAAGATTGAACGCAAGGAAGGTTACAAAGAGCAGGGAATGAAATCCCTTCTCCGGCAGGTAGAAAAGAAAGTAGCAGAATTTGGAGAAGGCCGGGTGTGTGATTTGATTGAGGAGTGTATGTCAAATAACTGGAAAGGCATTATCTGGGATAAAATGACGCAGATTCCGCAGAGACCAGCCGGGGACAGGATTCAGAACAGAGTGAGTGAGGTAGATAACTGGTAATGACAAGAGAGGAGTTCAAAACGCTTGTTAAGGGAATGAAAGCTGTATACGCACAGCCGACATTCATTCCAGACCAGGATGCCTTCAATGTATGGTTTGAGTTGCTGAAAGATATTCCGTATCAGCAGGCCAACGTAGCAATCCAGAAGTATATGCTGACAGAGAAGTTTCCACCAACGATAGCAGACATCAGAGAAAAGGCAACGCAGATTGTTGAGAGCGTGGATAGCAGCATGAGTGAGTTGGAGGCATGGTCTTTGGTAAGAAAGGCGGTCAGAAATTCCGGGTATCATTCAGTGGAAGAATTTGAGAAACTACCGGAGGCTTGCCAGAGAGCCGTAGGAAGTGCGGCAAATCTGAAAGAGTGGGCGTTGATGGATTCTGAAAGGGTTGAGACGGTAGAACAGTCTCATTTTATCCGGAATTACAGGACAACAGTGCAGAGAATCAGCGAAGAGAAAAAACTGCCGGAATCAATCCGGTTGCTGATTGCCAGCATGAGAGGCAATGCGCTGGAGTTGGAAAAGAAAGAGCAGCCTGCGCTCGAAGCTAAGAAGCAGGCAGAAGAAAAAACAGAACCGGAACCTGGAATGTCTGAGGAAACGAGGGCAAAGTTCCAACAGGTCATGCGGAACTTACAGGGGAAGATGTGACATGGAGGTGAAGTGACATATGGATATGGCAGAAATCGGAGCGAATATCCGGAGTTGCAGGACAGAAAAGGATATGACGATGGAGGAACTGGGAAAAGCAATCGGCAAGAGCCAGTCGGCGGTAGCGGATTATGAAAAAGGCAGAGTAGACATCCCGGCATCCTCTCTCATCAAGATTGCAGAGGTCCTGGAAGTCCACCCGGCGAAGCTGTTTGGTATGCAGACGGCGGATGAGCAGTTTAAGCCGGACGCCACGCTGAGAATTTTCAGTGCGGAGGACAGGCGGACTATTGCAGGAATCCTGGTAATGAACGGTTATACAACCCGACATATCAAGGTTGCGAGAGAAGGAAAGAAGAGTAGCTGGTACTGCATCCAGGCCATGCTTGAAGAAAGCAACCTGGGAAGTCAGTAGGAGGCGGATATGGAAAAAGCAAAGTTTACGGTATACGGGGAACCGAAAGGGAAGGGCAGACCGAGATTCAATACGAAGACCGGTCACGCCATAACCCCGAAAGATACGGTGTCCTATGAAAATCTGGTAAAGCTGGAATGGCAGACAGCCTACGGGACAGAGAGCTTTCCGAAAGAGGCGATGCTGGATATGAGGATTAAGGCGTATTACCGGATTCCTAAGTCGGCATCGAAGAAAAAAAGAGCGGCGATGCTGGCCGGAGAGATACGTCCGACTAAGAAGCCGGATATGGATAACGTAGTAAAGATTATCGCTGACAGCCTCAACAATCTGGCATATTACGATGATACGCAAATTGTTGACTGCCAGTGCCGGAAGTTCTACTCGGAGAATCCGAGAGTAGAAGTGACGATTATAAATTTGTCGAAGGAAGAATAGGAGGAAATTCACAGTGGATGAAAAAATGGAAATAAGACTCGTGAATCCAACGGAAGACGGATTCTTGCAGAAGATTGACTGGAACAAAGCGGAGCTGGAGGCGAATGTCAGAAGTATCGTGGAAGCATACCAGGGCTTGGTGTATACGGAAGATACGGTATCGGATGCGAAGAATGACAGAGCCGCCCTTAGAAAATTGCTCAATGAGATCGAGGACAGAAGAAAACTTGTCAAGAAAAAGTGCATGGAGCCGTATGAGGTATTCGAGAATGACTTGAAGGATGTAACGGTACTCATCAAGGAGCAGATCAGCATCATTGACGGGCAGGTAAAGGAATATGAGAACGGCGTAAAAGAGGAGAAGAAAGCCAGATTGCAGGATGTATATGCTGAGACAATCGGAGAATTGGCAGAGGTACTTCCTTTTGAGCGAGTGTTTGAGACACAGTATCTGAATGTGAGCTTCAAGGAAAGTAAGGCAGCAACCGAAATCCAGGAAAAGATTCAGAGAGTAAAGAGTGACCTGGCGGCCATTGACGCACTGGATAGCAAGTATAAGCTGAATGCGAAGGACGTATACGTGAGAACGCTTGATATGTCCCAGGCTATGGCTGAGAACGCTCGTCTGATTAAGTTTGAAGAGCAGATGGAGGCAGACCGTAAGAGAAAAGCCGAGGAAGAGGAACGCCGGAGAGCCGAAGCAGAAGCCAGAGCCAAAGAAGCGGAGGAACGTAGACGCCAGGAGGCAGAAAAAAATGCTGCGGAACGTGCGGAGAGAGAAAAGGCACTGGCAGAACAGCAGGCCCAGGAGGAAAGAGCTTCGGAATCTGGCTACAACGCACCGGTTCCGGATAAGACGGCGGATGTGCAGAGTGAGGAACCGGCTGAAAAGCCGGCTGAAAAAGAAGCTCTTCCGGAGGAAAAGAAATATAAGGCAACCTTCTATGCGATTGGCACGCTCCAGCAGTTGAAGGATTTGCAGGAGTACATGAAAGAACATAATATCCAGTTCGGAAAGACGGGTAAGTAGAATGAGTGATTTTGTGAAGGAATTGAATTTTGATGGCGATACCTTTAATGACATGAAGAGAGATATGAATTTTGTCTTACAGCGACTGCTCGGTAATATGCAGGAAAAGGAATGCCAGGAGGGAACGCTGACGCTGAAACTTGATGTGTCGCTCGTGAGAGAGTACGTGCCGAACTACAATCCGAACATTCCTGGAGAAAGCAGAGAGATTGCGAAGCCGAAGTTCAGTCACAAGGTAACGAGCCAGATGAAAGTTGAAGATATGAAAAAAGGTAACCTGGACACTGAGATGGAGCTGTTCTTGAATGAGGAGACCGGGGAATACGAGATGAGACCGGTTGCTGATACTACGCAGAGAAGCATTTTCGATGCAGACTACAGAGATGTGACGGAGCCGGGACCGGCAGGAATCGAGCCGGATATCGGACCGGAGTACATCGAACATCCGGAACTTCCGGGAGAGGTAGCAGATGAACATGCCATTCCTGGTCCGGTGGAAGAATACGAGGATGCAGACGAGAGCGTATATGACGATTCTACGGGAGATAACCTGGAAGATACACAATTTACTGATGAAACCGATTTAGACGGCACAGGGGGCGGTACAGAGATTACAAGCGGCTCTGAGGAAGACGAAACCGACACCGAAGATGATGAGTATGGATATGATGAACCAGAGGAGGAAGAGTAAATGAATTTAAGAGATTTGGTAGGAAGAATGGCAATCAGAACAGATAAGGTGCGTGAGGTAATGCCATGGGAAATGGAACGTGCGTTTCGCTTAGATTTCATGGTTCCTGTACCGATTTTTGATAGAGAAAAGTACATGGACGAGCCGGTAAGAATCCTGGCGGTGGAAGGAACCCAGGTTGTTATCGAGGAAGATGGAAAGAGAAAACTGTTGGAGAGAAGATACATTGATGAACGCTGGACGGATTATGAGAGACTTCTGCATCCGGAAGAGGAAGAGAAGGAAAAAGCTGAAAAGCTGATGAAGGAGTTCGAGGTAGCGGCGGAACCTATCAAGCATTTCCTGGCAGAGCATTATGACCCGATGTGCACGGCGGTGATCTCCATGGATAACATCCAGATTTTCAGAGGAGAACTGGGCGAGCCGATTCAGAATATCTGTTGCCGGTGCGGAGCAGAGGTTGAAGAGGAAATGAAGGGATAATAAATGGATAAAAGGCCGAGAAAAGAAGATGGGTCATTGTTCATATCGTGTAAATCATGCGGAGTGCCGCCGGACAGGTGCAAGGGCTTTTGTATTTTCCAGAGAATGACGGCAGAAGCAGAAAAGCAGAAACAGGAGGAAAAGTCGAATGGCAAAATTTAATATCGAAGTAGAACTTGACTGGATGGATGAAGAGGCATATTCCATCGATGATGAGTTGAGAGAACGGATTGTGGAGGGCGTGGAAAACGCCCTTCTGGAAAAGGCAACGAATGAAGCTGTAAAGGCAGTGGATAATAAAATTGCAGAGAAGATTCTGGAGGCGGAAGAAACGATACAGGCAACCGTAGACCAGTTCATTGCGAATGTGTGCGAGGAGAAGATTGGAAAGATTGTTATCCCGGAAAAGAAAAGCACCTGGAGCGATGAAGTAACGTACAAGCCTCTGTCTGAATACGTGGGAGAGAGATTTGAGCTGTTCCTTACGGAAAAGAGATATGACAGGGACGGTCGCATTGCAAGTTATTCCAGTGACAGGAAATTATCCGCCGCCGGTCTGCTCACGAGTCAGTATCTGGAAGAGGAACTTGGAAAGAAGGTTGAAAAGCTGATTGCGAATGCTAAGAGAGAGGTAGAGGAATCTCTGATAAAATCACTGGAACAGAATTTGAAAGAAAACCTTGCGAAAGACACGATTGAAAGAATGAATATCCCGGAAGTGTTGAAGAAATTAAGCAGCATAGGAGCAAAGCAGGTAACCGGAACATCATTGCCGGAGTAAAGGAGGAAGGATATGAGCGATTTTACCATAGGGCATGTTACAGACCAGAAGGAAGGACCGATGGATGGAGTGTACGCTGAGACGAAGGGCACATACACGAAGTTCAAAGGAACCGGAGCATTTCAGAAAGAGAAGAGAATCCTGTATCAGAAAGTAACGGATGTCGGAATCAAGGCCAGTTTGCAGACCGGCATGGTAAGTATCAATGACAGAAACCGGAACCAGGCAATAGCAGTCAGCATTACGGAGATGGTTGCGGTTTTGAATGAGGCTTTAAGATACGGAACGGCAGGCATGGGAAAGAAGGTGCGGCTGTGATCAACAGGGCAAGCGAAGGAACGTGCCGTCAGTGTGGCAGAAGAATCCTGTGGGTGCGGATGAAGTCCGGAAAGAATATGCCGGTAGACATGGCACTACATAATTACAAGAAGGACAGCACCGGAAAAGAAAAAATCGTCACGCCGGACGGAGAGGTAGTGGCAGGAAGAATTCTGGTAGGCGAGCGTGGAGATGGAGCAGGTTATATTTCGCACTTCGCTTCATGCAAGAAGTACCGGAGATAAAAAGAAAAGCCGCCATATCCCCATGGCAGCTCCTCAAATGTTCGTAGATAGATTCATTATATGGAGCAGAGCAAGAAAAGTCAAGGAGGTATGGCGGTATATGGAAAGGCAGAGTGAGCAGGAACTGTTAGCAATCGCACCTGTGGAAACGGAGAGTCTGGAGGGAAACAGAATCTACCAGGTAACAGGGAGAGAGCTGACACAGATAGCGGAAATATCTGCGAGAGAAGCGGTCAAAATGTGCAGAGAAGAGCGAAAAAAGACCGAAAAACGTGAGCAGAGTAACGCTGATAAGGTAAAAAGAACCAAGAAATTGTTATCAGACTACCGTAGACTGAAAAGGGAAATCCCGGAAAAGGAAGAATTTACGGAAAGCGAGAAAGTAGAAAAACGGTGGGCGTTCCTAAGAGATTTGATGGGTTCGGCACATATCAATAGCCAGGAAAGCGTAGTAGAGAAAGAAGAAAAACGCAGGGCGGAGAATATGTATTACATCAACCGGATAGAGCGTGCGATTGAGACGTACCGGGAGGAGTGCGAAACATCGAAAAAGCCAGAAGCTATGCGGTGTTACAGGGAAGTGTACGAATACTACATAGCGGAGGAAGAAAAGACGGTTGCTCAGATTGCGAGTGAGGAATGCGTGAGTGAGAAGACTGTCTATAAGGACATCGGTAACGCCTGCAAAATCATAGCGGTGTACCTGTTGGGTGTGTGAGAAAACTGGGTTCAAAAACAGTAGAAAATATGGAATTGACGAGGGTAAAATACCTGTGGTAACGTAGTAAGTGCCAAAAGCCCATATGTCACACCATAAAAATGGAGCACTGTGAATCGACTTTTCCTTCTCTGATGGCTGGGCGGTCTTCGGACCGCAAAGCCGGAGGAAGGGATTCTTAAAAAACGGTAAACAGCCTGTATTCCCTGTACTTAGGTAGGTAATCTGGTATAATTAAAGTATGGAAAACAACGGTTTTTCAAGGGAAAAGGAGCAGACGGACAATGGGAATTTATACGAGCAGATATAGCAACAAAGAGCTTGCAGATGGCAAATATTACTGTGTAGGAATCAGCATCGGGACGCCGAAATTCAAACTGGCGTACAGACTGGAAAACCAGTGCTACTCACTGGCACCGAAAGGGTATATGCTGAGAATGAACCTGGAAGATTTCAAGAAAGCCTATTACGAGAAGCTGAACGGCATAGGCAAGGACAGAATCATCAACATGGTTATGAAGATGGAACGTGACGCAGCGGCCCAGGGAAAGGATTTGGTCCTCCTGTGCTACGAGGATGTGAGAATCCCGGAAGATTGGTGTCACAGAACTGTTTTTGCTGAGTGGTGGGTGGAGAACACTGGAGAGATTATCGAAGAACTTCCAGACCCGAATCCCCCGAAGGGAAAGAAGGTAGCAACGACAAGTAAGAAGCCCGAAGTGCAGACGAAGCCAGATGATGGCTACCAGCAAATGAGTCTGTTTGGTATGGGCGCTTTAATATAATATCCGGAGCTGGTGTAGGCAGCACACGACTATTCCATAGTTGAGGCCCTGTTCATCGCAGGGCTCCGGTCCAAAAACAACGGCATCGCATCCGAAAGGGTACGGTGCCTTTTTTAATGCAAACGAGAGAAGGGAGAGTTGATAAGCAATGGCATTTTTCAGAGACCCAGGAGAGATGTTTTTGGGGTGCTTGGGTACGGTGGAGCAGAGATACTTGGTAAATCTGATAAAGAATGCTGCGAAGAACGGGTATACGAGGTTTGTGGAGCCATGTGCCGGAACATTCGCCATGAGCAACTTGGCAATCCAGAACGGGTATAAGCCGGAGCAGATTGAGACGAGCGATGTGTCTATGATGAGTTCGGTTATGGGGTATGCCATTACGGGCAAGCCACTTGATGAACTGGAGATACACGCCCAGGGATTTTCCGATGAGGAACTGTTGGACCCGGCGGTTGCCTTGTATGCTCAGATGTATCTGAGAACATCGAAGACGGCCGGCAATGAGTATTTCTTTAATCTGCTGAAAGATTTAAGAGACAGAAGAGAGGAACATATTGAGCATATCCGACAGAGCCTGGAGAATATCAAGAAGGAAATGTATGGCATGACGTATCGCCCGTTGGATATGTGGGATCATCTGGACGAGGTGCTTGACGATCCACACACGCTGGTTATTGCCAATCCACCGACCTACTTCTCCGGCTATGAGAAGTTCTATGACACACAGGGGAAAATGACCTGGAAAGAACCAGAGTATAAGCTGTTCGACCCGGAAACAGGACACGTTGAGTTGTTTGACCGGTGCATGAATGCGAATGCGCTGGTTGTTTGCTACCAGGAAAAAAGAACCGGAGAGGCTGTAGGAGAGCCGATATTTGCAAGAGCCGGTACGAGAGCAGATTTGAACAGCTACATTACCTCGAACAGAGGAGAAGAAGCGGCGGCACTGGCAGAGGGAAGAAAAATCAAAAGACCTTCCGAAAGTAAGCTGGCACCGATTGCCTGTAGTATGTTGCCGAGAGATTACGAGATAACGGAGAAAAGCAAGGTACAGATCATCTCCATTAAGGCAGCAGAGGCACAGTATTACAGACAGCTATGGACGCATAATTTTGTTGGTTCATCGGCTACGTTCAATAGAGCTGTTCTGATTGACGGGATGGTATCGGGCGTATTTGGGATTTCAAAGATGCAAGCCACATCACTCTTCATCTGGTACGTTATGAAGGTCCCACACACCACGTATCGGCTCGGTAGACTACTGTATATGTTGGCACAGAATCATTGCTTCACAGAAACGCTCCTGGACGATCTGGAACGTGAGAAGGTAACGAAAGTCCGGACCGCCATGCTGACGAAGTATCCGGAGAACAAAGAAGTCCGGGGCATTATGAAGCTGGTAAACCGGCAGAAGGATAAGAACAACGGTTTCAAGCTGACATACGAAGCGGAGCTGACTGACCGAACAGAGCAGGAAACATTGGAAGAATGGTTAAGGAGGGAAAGACAGTGGCAGAAGAGCAGAAAGCAAAATATGAAATAATTTATGACATGGGTACGGAGCTGTACATTGCGAAGGTGCAGTTAGCCGAGCTTAAGGAGCAGGACATCAATGCCAGGATAATGAAAAATGAGATGCAGGACCAGCTCACAGCGAACATCAAAAACAGAGGGCAGTTGGAGAGTTTACCTCTGATTGCACTGATGGGAGAGAAGCTGGAGATTATTTCAGGACATCACAGAGTAAAGAGTGCAAGAGAGGCTGGACTGAAAGAGATTATCGTTATCCTGGATAAGAGCGGGCTGACCCGAAGCAAGGCGGCTTCTAAGCAGTTGGCTCACAATGCAATCTCTGGGTTTGATGATGAGAGTACGCTGAGAGAAATTGTGAAGCTGATGGATAACGTCGATGATATGATGGAGAGCTATATAGGGAAAGAAATTCTGGAAGAACCGTTGGAGCAGTTTGATAAGCTGAATACTCCGGCGGTTCAGTTTGATTTCAAGACCATTGCGTTTGCGTTTCTTCCGAACCAGATTAGAGACTTGGATGCACTGATGAAGAATCTGAACGGTAGTTGTGCTGAGATTATCGGTGTTGCTGCCTATGAGCAGTGTGAGAAGTTCGTGGAGACACTGGATAAGTACCAGCAGTTTACGGACATCCGGAACGTAGGGGCGGCAGTCCATTCCATGATTGATGCTGCAAATGAGAAAATGGACGATGCCGGTTTTGACTCAGACATGGATTGGACGTACCTTGCGAAAGTATTTGGCAGTGCTGCCATTCCGGTAGAATCGGCAGAAGTAATCAAAAAAGCTCTGAAAAAAGCAGAGAAGGACGGCACGATTACCAGTAAGAATAAATGGCAGATGATTGAATACTGGGCGGCTGACTACCTGGCAGGGAAGTAGGTGGTTGAATGGCGGCAAAGCAGAAGTATGATGAGAGATTTGTAAAAATTGCCAAGGTATTGTGCATGAGAGGCGGTACGGATGAGGATTTAGCTGACGCATTCGAGGTATCTCCGAGGACAATCAACCGTTGGAAAAAGGATTACCCGGAGTTTGCAGAGGCTCTGGCCGCCGGAAAAGAATATGCAGATGCAGAAGTCGAACTGAGTCTGTATAAGCGAGCAAAAGGAAGTAAGAAGAAAACGAAAGTAACCCGGAAAATTATTGAGATGGACAAAGACGGTAATACCAAGCCTGCGAAGATAGAGACGGTTGAGACCGAAGAGGACATCATACCGGACGTAGGAGCGTGCTGTTTCTGGTTGAAGAATCGTAGACCGGACATCTGGAGAGATAAGCAGGAAATTGGTCTTTACGAGATAGAAGACATGGAGGGTATCGAAGCCGACATTTATGGCGGCGAAGAATAAGGGCTTATCCAACCCGTATGTCAAGGTCAACAGGCGCAAGCGTATAGGGTTCAACTTCAGCGACAAGCACAAGCGGTATATCAAAAATTGTGCGAACAGTACCTACAATATCCTGGAAGGTGCTGTTCGTTCCGGTAAGACGGTAGATAATGTTTTCGCATTTGCTCACGAATTAAAAACGACGAAGGATAGAATTCACCTGGCGACTGGTTCGACTATGGCGAATGCTAAGCTGAACATTGGAGATGCTAATGGGTTCGGTCTTGAGTATATATTTCGTGGGCAGTGCAGGTGGACTCAGTACAAAGGGAATGACTGCCTGCTGATAAATGGCCCGGATACGGGGTACAAAGACAAGATTGTAATCTTCGCCGGAGGTGCAGCGTCCGATAGTTACAAGAAAATCCGAGGTAACTCATACGGTATGTGGATTGCAACCGAGATCAACCTGCATCATGACAACACCATCAAAGAGGCATTCAACCGACAACTGGCAGCCAAGAACAGAAAAATCTTCTGGGACTTGAACCCAGACCATCCTAAGGCAGCGATATACGTTGATTACATTGACAAATACGCTGAGAAAGCGGCCAAGGGAGAGCTTCTGGGTGGTTACAATTACGAGCATTTCAATATCTTCGAGAATATCAACATCCCGAAGCAGAGAATAGCTGAGATTGTCAGCCAGTATGACAAGGACAGCATCTGGTACATCCGAGATATTGAAGGTAAGAGAAGTATTGCAGAAGGTCTGATATACGTTAAGCTGGCAACTTCCATAGCGGCGGAGGACGATGAGTACATTGTGCCGTTGGAAGAGACGATTGACATGGCGAAACGTGGAGAGTTCATAGAGCTGAATATAGGCGTGGACTTCGGAGGTAACGGCTCCGGCCACGCTTTTGTTGCGTCTGGAATTACCCAGGGATATGAGAAGCTGTATGTGCTGTCCTCTGAATGGCACGATGCAGACGGAACAGACCCCGATGATTTGAACCGGATGTTTATGAAATTCGTTGAGAAGATATTGGACCGGTACGGATTCATTACGAATGTGTACTGCGATTCTGCGGAACTGGTGCTGAAACGAGGTTTGCAGAAAGCTATGATTGAGGCGGAACTGGGAAATATCAATGTCACGAATGCTGCCAAGTGCAAGATTACAGACCGTATCTTCACAATGACCACGCTCTCAGCAACTGGGCGTGTGTTCTTTACGCCAGATTGTGAAAGTGTTCTCGAAGCTATCAGCATGGCGGTTTGGAATCCGAAGAAAATGGAACTGGAGCGTCTGGATGATGGAACCAGTGATATTGACTCTCTGGATGCTATGGAGTACAGCTTCGAGAAGAGGATAAAGAAATTCATTAAGAAGACGGGGTGAACTGATTGAGAATTGCAAATATATTGAGAAAGGTGTTGAGAAGATTGGTGCCGAATAACAGTGTGGAAAAAGCCCTGGGCGTTGATATATGCGAATCCGGAGTAATGCAGAATGCCATAGAGCTGTGGCACAACATGTACAAGAATGAACCGCCCTGGAGAGGTGGAAAAGACAATGTGATTCCTCTGAATCTGCCGGCAGCGATCTCGGAGGAATTTGCCAGGCTGATACTAACGGAGTTCAGCATGGAGGTAACTGGCAGTCCGATGGCTGCTTTCATCAATGAACAGTTGAAAGACCAGCTTACGGACTTGAACAAATTTGTTGAGATGTACTGCGCAGGTGGGGCTATTGCAGTGAAGCCGTTCGTGACGAACATAGACGAAAACGGAAAGCCAACGGCAATCGAGCTGGATTTTGTGAAAGCGGTGGATTTCTTCCCCTGTGCGTTCAATAACAAGGGAGAAATAACGGCGGCGGTGTTCGTGGAAGGAAAGAAGATAGGAGATTACCTGTATACCCGGCTTGAATACCATGAGCTTACGGGAATGACCTATACGATCATCAACAAGGCGTTCAAATCTGAGGAGATTTACCAGTACAACGATGATGGGACCTATGCTGTGAGGGATAGATTCCGGAAAGAAGTACCACTGTCTGAGGTGGATGAATGGGCGGGCCTGTCGGAAGAGCCGGTAATTATCGGTAACATCGACAAGCCACTTTTTGCGTACATCAAAGTACCAAAGGCAAACAATATCGATACGGATTCGCCATTGGGGGTATCAGTGTTCTCCAGAGCTACAGAGATAATAGAACAAGCTGACATTCAGTACGGGCGTGTATTGTGGGAGTATAAAGCCACAGAAGCTGCTATCCTGGGCGATTCTGAGTTGTTCCAGACAGATAAGCATGGAAAGCCGGTTCTTCCGGCAGGACAGGAAAGGATGTTCAAGACATTTGACTTCGACAATGCGGATGGAACTAACAAAGGGCTGCTGAAAGAGTATGCACCGCAGATTCGCCACGAAGCGTTGTTCCAGGGACTGAATAAGCTGCTAATGAAAATAGAGTTCTTGGTTGGCCTTGCCTACGGTACGCTGTCTGAACCAACGGACATTGAGAAAACGGCATACGAAATCCGGGTATCAAAGCAGAGATCATACCATACGGTAACGGCGATGCAGGACGCATGGCATAAGGGATTTGAGAAAATCATATACGCCATGAGGGTTCTGGCATTGCTTTATGATATGGTTCCGGACGGAGAAACGGAGCTGAACTGCAACTGGGGCGATGGAGTTCTGGAAGACACAGAAGCTGAGTATCAGCGTAGGTGGTCCATGGTGGTTGCCGGAAAGTTGAAAACAGAAGCGTTTCTTGCGTGGTATTTTGGATGCTCGGAGGAAGAGGCAAAGAACATGATGCCGGAGCCGGTAGCCAGATTCCCTACAGAAGAATAGGAGGTGTGAGCAGTGCTGACACCAGAATATTTGAATAGCTTTTCTTCCGGTTATCTGGGAATGTGCGATGTGTTGAATGAGCAGATCATCCGAGATGTGGCACGAAGGATAGCAAAGACCGGAAGGATCACACCGACAGCCGAGTGGCAGTTGAAACAGGCGAAGCAGTCCGGAGCGTTGATGGATGATGTAATCCGGGAAGTTGGTGTTCTGACAGGGAAATCCGATACAGAAATATTGCGATTGTTCCAGGATGCAGGCCTGAGCGGAATGTTGCAGGATGCAAAGCCATTATTGCAGGCCGGAAAGCTGAAAACATCGAATATTGTTCTTTCTGGAGCGATGCAGAGAACTATGGAGGCAGCCGCAGAGAAGTGCAGGGGAGAGATTGGAAACCTTACGCTGACAACGGCAATAGCCACACAGCAGGAGTATATGCAGACACTGAACGCAGCCTATATGAAGGTTACGTCCGGTGCTTTTTCGTACCAGGAGGCAATCAGACAGGCTATCCGGGATGCGGCAGTCAAAGGAACATCGGTCATGTATGACAGTGGGTATATCTCAAAGCTGGATACGGCAATCAGAACTGCTCTGCTGACCGGAGTAAATCAGACAGCCGGAAAGTTGACAGAGTTGTATGCTTCGGAGCTTGGGGCTGAGTATTACGAGACAACAGCTCATGCAGGAGCCAGACCCTCACACTCAGTCTGGCAGGGTAAGGTATTCAAGATTGAGGGCACAGCTCCGGGGTATGAGAACTTCTACGAGGCAACCGGATATGGAACGGGAGCCGGTTTGTGCGGCTGGAATTGCAGACATAGCTTCTATCCGTACTGGCCGGGAATTTCCAAACCGGCATACACGAAAGATGATCTGGAGGATTACAGCAGACCGAAATATTCGTTTGCAGGGAACCTTCTTACGGAGTATGAGTGTATGCAGAAGCAGCGTGAATATGAAAGGGCGGTCAGAGAGTATAAGAGAATCCTGGCCGCCTATGATTCGTATATCCAGACGGTTCAATCAGAAGCCGACAGAGCGTACTTCCGAGAAGAGTTTCAGAAAGAATCTGTGAAGCTGAAAGAGAAAGAATCGCAGATGAAGGATTTCTGCAAGCAAACCGGACGAAGCGCAGATACCGCCAGAACGCAGGTATCAGCCGTATATGACGGCAACGGTAACTTGGTATCATTTAACCGCTCAGTCAGTGGAAAAGCTGTATGGGCGAATAAGAAAGCAAAACAAGGAGGTAACAAGACATGTTATTTAGAAAAGCATTTGAACTGATGAAACAGGGTATGAAGGTAAAACTGCCGTCTTGGGCTGGTTATTGGTACTGGTCAAAGGAAAAGCAGACGATTATCATGCACACCAAAGATGGTATTGATATGGATATCCGTGAGACGCAGATTCCGGACTATACATTTTCCAATATCGCAAGTGATGAATGGACGTTAGCAGATAGTAAGAACTGTCCGGAATTGGGTGGCGAGGCTACATTCTCATTTGGAGAAGCAATTAAGTATCTGAAACGTGGCATGAAAGTAGCAAGAAAAGGATGGAATGGGAAGAAGCAGTACATCCAGCTCGCTACAGGAATTTCTTACAAGACAGCGGATGGAGATATCGTAAACTGCGAACATGATGCTATCGGAAACATGGCTATCGCATTTGTCGGAACATCAGGAGTACAGATGGGATGGCTCGCAAGTCAGGCAGATATGCTTGCAGATGATTGGGTGTTTGCAGATTAGGAGGATTAATCATGAAGAAATTGTTTATTTCACAGCCAATGAAAGGAAAGTCTGATGAAGACATCCTGGCAGAACGCCAGAAAGCAATCAAGAGCGCAGAGGAGAAGATCGGAGAACCAGTAGAGGTTATTGATTCTTTCTTCCAGGAAGCTCCGGTGGATGCAAAGCCACTCTGGTTCCTTGGAAAATCCCTGGAACTTCTGGCTGGTGCTGACATTGCATACTTTGCTAAAGGCTGGCAGGAGGCCAGAGGATGCAAAATCGAGAATACATGTGCTATTGAGTATGGCATTCCGGTTATCGAAGACTACACAGCAGAGTAGGAAGGAGGTGATCCTGCTATCTCCCATCCATGGGTTAAATGGTATTTGCCCCGTATAGGGCCGTAACGTATTAACCCTTACAATTTACCATTGAAGCACTTAAAACGTGTCCTGGGAACTCTCAGAAGTTCGTAGACACCCTTTAAGACCACGAAAATAATTAACAGTCAGCCGGTCCGTTGGTGGAACGTCTGGCTGTTGTTTTTTGCCCTGTGATATGGCATATAAACTGTCTCCTTCTCTTGCGTGCGGAGATATAAATGCACGATAGCAGTGCCGGAGTGAACCGGAATCTAAACGAAATCAGCGAAACGAAGAAAGGAAGGTAAGTGAAATGGCTTACGAATTTTTGAAGAAACTTTTTGGAACCCCGAAGGACGGCGAAGAGCCTAAGGCTATGACCTATGCAGAACTGGAGGCAGCGATTGATGCCGACAAGAAAATCCAGGTAGTAGATGTGAAAGCCGGAGGCTATGTGTCGAAGGAGAAACTAGATGCCAAGATTACAGAGCTGGACGGAGTAAAGCAGCAGTTGTCAGATGCTAACACAACGATTCAGTCCTACAAGGACATGGATATTGACGGCATTAAGCAATCTGCAAAGGACTGGGAGACGAAGTACACCCAGGAAACACAGAAGCTGACCGCACAGCTTGCAGCCCAGGAGCGTACTCATGCACTGGATATGTTCATGGGTGGTTATAAGTTCTCGAGCAAACCTGCTGAAAACGGTGTAAGAGCAGAGTTTGAAAAGAAGAACTTTACCCTGGAAGATGGAAAGTTCCTGGGAGGCGATGAGTTTATGAAGTCCCTTATGGAGAATGACGACTACAAGGGAGCTTTTGTTATCGAAGATGATAACAATCCGGAAGACGATTCCCATGAAGATGAGGAAGGAAAGCCGTTCTTTGCAAGAGGAGTTGGCGGAACTGGTGGAGCTGGAGGCGAAGGAGTCAAAGGCAAAGAAGCACCGTTTAATCCGTTTGGGTTCAACTTAATCAGACAGCCAGACAAAAACTAACAGGAGGAGAATGAAATGGCGAAATTAAATTATGCAACCGAGTATTTACAGACACTGGAGCAGATGTTTCCGTATGTCCTGTATTTTGGAGACTTATTTGCGACACCGAACAATGGAAGGTTCCGTTGGGTAAATTCCAGAGTTATCGAGGTGCCGACAATCTCCACAACTGGCCGTACCGATGGAGACAGAGACACCATTGGAACCAGAAAGCGTAACTACAACAACGAGTGGAAACCGCTGACCCTGGAGAATCACAGACAGTGGCAGACGCTGGTACATCCGAGAGACATTGCCGAGACCAAGGGTGTTGTGGCAATCGGAAATATCACGAAGGTTTACAACGAGGAGCAGAAGTTCCCGGAAATGAATGCTTACTGCATTTCCAAGCTGTATGCAGACTGGACTACTGACGGAGCGAAGACAGCCCACAGTGAAGTGCTGACAGAGGAGAATGTGCTGACTGTCTTTGATGAGATGATGAAGAACATGGATAATAAGAGAGTTCCGAGAGCCGGAAGAATTCTGTATGTGACACCGGATGTCAGAACGCTCATCAACAATGCGAAGCAGATTTACAGAACCGTTGATGTAGGTAGCCGTTCTGATGCAATCAAGAGAGCAATCAATTCTATTGATGATGTGAAGATTCCGGAGAGCGTACCGAGTGACATGATGAAGACGAAGTATGACTTTACCGAGGGTTGGAAGGTAGATTCCACAGCGAAGCAGATCAACATGGCTCTGGTACATCCGGCGGCGGTAATCACACCGATTTCTTACGAGTTTGCTCAGCTCGACCCGCCATCCGCAGGCTCCCAGGGTAAGTATGATTACTTCGAGGAGTCTTTCGAGGATGTATTTATCCTGCCTCACAAGATGGACGCTATTGATTTCCATGTGAGTGTATAAGAGAAACTGATTACTGGCTCTGTGCGTGTGCATGGAGCCAATTTTTGAAGGGAGAAACCATATGTATAAAGCTGAGAAAAAGAACAGAGTTCTCAGAATCCCGGATGAGAAATTCGATGAGTACAAGAAGATGGGCTACATTATCAGGGATGAGAATGACAATGTGCTGTTCGAGCCGGAGAACATTAAGGCGACTGCTGAAAAGCTCAAGAAGGAGAACGATGAACTGAAAGCCAAACTGGAAGAGGCTACCCTGTATGCGGAGGATGCAGACAAGAAGATTACTAAGCTTCAGAAGGAGAACGATGAACTGAAAGCTGCAATCCAGGCACAGGCTACAATGGGAGCAGTTGCACCGACTTCTGAGGATTCAGAAAAGAAACCGGCGGCCAAAGGCTCAAAGAAAACTGAGTAGGAGGTAGCTTATGTATTTAGCAACGAAAGACGGGAGTTCCTGCCGGATTCCCGAAAGAAAGGCAGCATATTACAAAAGCATGGGCTATTCGCTTGAAAGCCTGGAGCCGGAAGTCAGAACGGGCACATCTTCTCCGAAAGAAAAGAAGACCGGCAAAAAAGATTCAGCTACGCAGGAGGGCGTAAACCCGGCGAATAGCTGATTTTTCTTTGCAGCCTACCAATTTATCAGAAAGGGGTGTTTCGATGGTCCAGGAGGACGTAAGAAGACCGTATGTGGATTTCACATACTACAAAAATGATTACGGTGGCACGCAGATAAAAACGGAGAATGATTTCAAGAGAGTTGAGAATATTTCAGAAGCATTCGTGAACCAGGTTACGTTTGGCCGGATTGCAAGACTGAGTTCAATTGTAGATTCAATCAAGGATGCAATCTGCTGTGTAGCTGATACGGTGGCAGTGCAGAACGAAAAGAGAGAAGCTGTTGTGAAGTCGGAATCTAACGATGGATATTCCATCAGCTATGCGGATGCCATGAATGATACGGCGTTGCATAATGAAATGTATAGGGCTGTGAGGTCATACCTGGCGAACACCGGACTGCTGAACAGGGGGTGGGTGAAAGAGTATGACGACAAACAGTGATGTGACAATCTTTAATCTGAGAATTGGAGCAGACCGCCGGGAAAAACTCTGTGCGACAAGAATCATGGGGGTTTCGTGGTATGGAACAAAGGGAGAGACGGTATCAGACACGGACCGTAGGGATAAGGCAAAATGCGTAATCCGAATCCCGGTCACAGCGACAGTAGAAGCCGGAAAGCAGTATATAAGCGAAGAAAAATACAAGAAGCTGTCAGATGAAGAGGCAGAGAGATACTGGACTATCCAGAAGGGAGCTTATATTGTGCGAGGACAGTATGTGGTGGCCGGACAGCGGTTGTTCGATACGTTCAGTTTCCGCCAGGGCATCATTCTGAAAGAGACGATTGAGGAGCTGGCAAAGCTGAGACAGCACGATGAAGATTTTGTGACTGTCACAGAGTATGCCGACAATACAATCAGAGGAACCGACAGGACGAAGCACTGGAGAATAGGGGGTGCGTGATGGCACTGAAAAAGATCACTACTCCGAAAGGCTCAATCATCAATTCCGGGAACGGGAAAGCGGAGCTGACCTGGAACCAGAATTTTGCGGCAAAAAGGAATGCTCAGTTCAGCAGAAAGCAGATGTTTGTAGATTCGGAGGTACTGAGAAGGTGCAGTCCGAGGGTTCCGTTCCAGACTGGTATGTTGGAAAAATCCGGCAAACTGGGAACGGATGTAGGCAGTGGAGAGGTAGATTACATTGCCCCGTATGCTGCCATGCAGTATTACGGAACAGCAGACACCAGACCGTATGATGCGAACCGAGGAGCACATTGGTTTGAGAGAATGAAGGTGGCTGAAAAAGAAGACATTCTGCGAGGAGCAGATAAGATTTAGGAGGTCACATGGAAGTAAATAGTGTACTGGAGGGCATAACAGAGTATTTTCTGAAATGCCCTCTTTTGAAAGACGGTGTATTCCGGGTAGATGCCCTTGGGCCAGACCCAGTAGAGTACACCATAGAGACCGGGATATTCGACCCGGTAATCCAGAGATATGTAGACGGCAGTTCGGAACGGCAGTATCAGTTCCAGTTCGGTTCCAGGGAGTTTTACAGCATGGACCGGGTACAGAACATAGAGAACAGCACGTTCTATGAAGAATTTGCGGACTGGGTAGAGGAGAACAGTATGGCAGGCAACCTCCCGGAGCTTCCGGAAGGAATGTGTGCAGAAGAGATAGAGGTTCTTTCCCCTGGATATATCTTTGATGGAGCTATGAAGAACGCAAGGTATCAGATTTCCTTGCGATTATTGTATTTTAAGGAGGCAAGTAAAAATGGCAGGTAATGTAAGTGGCGCAAGAGAAGTGGTACAGAGACACCAGTTTGCGGATTATCTGAATATCGGAACATCTGAAAAGCCGAACTGGGTACTGATGGGCGTTGGTTTCACAACTCTGGATGAAACATTCGGTGCAGAGAGCGAATCTGAGAAGTATGTGTGTGAGCCGTCTTCCTCTTCCTCTGTTGTATCCTACACATCGGTATTTCCGTTTGAAGCGAGACTCATTAAGAGCCAGGATGCGGTCAACGCACTGTACCATGTAGGAAGAAACCATTTAACCGGCAGCGATGCAGAATTTGAGTATTGCAGAGTAGAGTTATGGGACCAGAAGCAGAACGCTTCTGCACCGGTTGCAAATACATTTGCGGCCAGAAAGTTCCTGGTATCCGCCGAAGTGAGCGGAGTATCCGGAGAAAAGAAACAGAGCATGAGTGGAAATCTCAATGCAGTAGGCGATCCGCTTGACGGATATTTCAACACAGAATCAAAGACATTTGAAGAAGCTGCGGCTTAGAATTTGGAGGTAAAGTAATATGAGCATGTTAAAAATTTGTGGACAGGAATTAGAGTTAGATCTGTTCGATGCAGATACTATGGAGGTCTATGAGAAATCCATGGATAAGGTTGTGAAAAGAGCCGAGGAAACCAAGAAGCATACGGAGCTGTCGAATGCGGACGGCATCCGGGAGATGTGCGGAATCGTGAAGGATTTCTTCGATGAGGTATTTGGAGGCGGAACGGCTGAAAAGCTGTTCAAGGGTAAAAACAACCTGGCAATCTGCATGGATGCTTTCGGAATTGTTTCTTCTGAGGCTGGTAAGATGAAAGGCCAGGTAAATGCGATTACCAACAAGTATAACATGAACCGGGCACAGAGACGCCAGGAAGGTAAGAAAAATAAGCATGGCAAGAACGGAGCAGTAGTAACGCCAATCGGTAATGCGAGTGGGCGTGATAATTCATGAACCACAACATGCTTGTAGACTATCTTCCGGAAACAGTAGAGATTGAAGGTACGGAGTATGCGATAGAAACAAACTTCCGTACCTTCATTCTGTTTGAAATGATGATGCAGGACCCGGAGCTTTCGGACGCTGAGAAAGCAAGGCAAGGTCTGGAACTGGTATATCCGGAGATTCCGGAGAATCTGGATGCTGCGGTGGATGGGTTGTTGTGGTTCTATGCCGGTGGTAAACGATGGCGTGAGAAGAGAGCCGGAGCAGTAGAAGGGGCGGCAGAAGTGCAAAGGATTTATTCTTTTGAGCATGACGATGATTATATCTATTCGGCGTTTCTGACGCAGTATCACATAGACCTACAGGATATTGAATATCTGCACTGGTGGAAGTTTAAGGCTTTACTAAGAACGCTGTCCTCTGACCTGGAGTTCAGTAAGATTATGGAGTATCGAAGCGTAGACATTGATGCGACCATGACGAAGGAGCAGAGAGACTTCTACCGCAGGAAGAAAGAACTGTATGCTTTACCGTTGCCTGCTGATGAGGAAGAGAAGGTAGATGCAATAGCAGAAGCCCTCATGAATGGCGGCGACCTTACGGGACTGCTGTAGGAGGTGACTGGCTATTGAAGATGTAAAGAAGAAAATGATACGGGTGGAATGCCCGGAGTGTAAATATAAAATGCCGTTGTTTTTTGAAGAGACGGCGGAGTGTTCGGGCGTGATGGTCTCCTGTAAAGGGAGAAATTGTCATGCCCGTTTTGAATTAAAAATCAAAGACGGAAAACAAATCAAGTAGTGCCATTATGAGCCGATGATTGAGCCGAAGAATTGAGGTGAGAACATGGGCTATGATGGTACGCTGAAATTTGACACCAGCATAGATAGTTCCGGTTTCCAGAGCGGACTAAGCAAATTATCTGGAATGGCGAGCGGAGCGATTAAGGCTACCACTACTATTCTGGCCGGTGCCGCAACAGCGGTAGCCGGTATTGGTACGGCTGCAATCAAGGTCGGTTCTGACTTTGAGGCAGGAATGAGTAAGGTCCAGTCAATTTCCGGTGCTTCGGCTACAGAGATTCAGCAGCTTGCTGATAAGGCAAAAGAAATGGGCGCCAAGACGAAGTTCAGTGCCACAGAAAGTGCCGAGGCTTTCCAGTACATGGCGATGGCCGGATGGAAAACCGGAGATATGCTGAACAGTATTGAAGGTATTATGAACCTGGCGGCAGCGTCTGGGGAAGACCTTGCATCGACGAGTGACATTGTTACCGATGCGATGACTGCCTTCGGACTGGCGGCAGACGGAACAACAACCATCATCAAAAACGGGTACTCGAAGGAAGTTTCCAATGCTACACATTTTGCAGATGTGCTGGCAAAGGCAGCATCCAATTCCAATACCAACGTAGGAATGATGGGCGAGACGTTCAAGTACGTTGCCCCCGTAGCCGGAGCCTTAGGATTCAGCGTTGAAGACTGTGCTACGGCAATCGGTCTGATGGCGAACTCCGGAATCAAGGCAAGCCAGGCCGGTACATCTCTACGAAGCATCTTTACGAGAATGGCGAAGCCGACCAAAGAAGTACAGGCGGCTATGGACCAGTTAGGAATCTCACTGACGAACAGTGACGGTTCCATGAAGTCTCTAAAAGAGATTATGAATGACCTGCGTTCTGGATTTGCAGGCCTGACAGAAGCACAGAAAGCACAGCTTGCAGCATCACTCGGCGGCCAGGAGGCTATGAGTGGATTGCTGGCTATCGTGAATGCGTCCGATGAAGACTACCAGAAGTTGACGGATTCTATTTACGATGCGGATGGTGCGGCCAAGGAAATGGCAGACACCATGAATGATAACCTACAGGGAGCAATCACACTCTGCAAGAGTGCATTGGAATCTGTAGGTATTGCCCTGTACGAAGAAGTACAGGAACCGATGAAAGAAACGGTCAAAGTCATTACCAGCATGGTAGAGGATATGAATGAAGCCATGGCGGAAAAAGGATTTGACGGTCTGATTGAGGCGTTTGGAAATTCACTCGCTGAGCTGGCACAGATGGCTATGGAGGCAGCACCTATATTGATAGGGGTTGCAGAGGACCTGGTAGGTACGTTCATAAATGCCATCATGGACCACCAGGAAGAATTTGCAGAGGCCGGAGCAACTGTAGTTGCTGAGCTTGTAAAAGCGATTCTGAATGTTGCCGGGGATATGTGGTCCGCCGGTATTTATTTGTTTACGGAATTTTTGCAGGCATTAAGCGACCATTCCGAGGAGATAGGCCGTTCTTTCGGTGAAATGCTGAGTAAACTTGGCGAGGCGGTACAAGAAAATCTGCCGCTTATCATCCGGGCTGCAAAAGATTTCGTAGCCGGATTCTGCGAGGGGCTGAGTGAAGAATTTCCGGGCGTATCTGCACTGATAGAAGGGTTCCTTAATGGATTCATCGATACGGCAAGTACGATTATCCAGGGAATTGTAGATGTGGTTTCTGACCTGTTCGGTGTGATTGATGGAGCAGACCCGAATGTGCTGGAGGCTGTCGGATATGCAATCGGCGTGATTGCGGCGTCCATAGCAGCTCTGAGCGTTGCAAGTTCTGTTCTGTCCTCTGTAAAATCTCTGTTCAAGGTGCTTGGCACACTGAAAGGCGGAGTTTCCGGACTGGTTGGAGTAATCGGAAAAGTTGTAGAAGGATTCGCACTCTGGAAGGGCGGAGCCGGAACACTGATGGAAGTTCTGGAACTGGAGTTCCCGAAGGTCGCAGGTATTTTCTCCTCTATCGGAGGAGCAGTTCAGAAGGTAATCGGATTCTTTGCAGAGTTCGGTTCATCAATAGCCGGAATTGGTTCTATCATTGCAGGAGCGATTCTTGCAGTTACCAATTTCGTAGATATGTTTGTAAATGGTTTCAGTGCCATAAAAGAGGTTCTGATGGTAGTCGGTATTGCACTGGCGTCTGTCGGGGCTGTTATCCTTGGGGCACCTGCACTGGTTGCGGCGGCGGTAGCTGGAATTGTAGCTGCGGTAGCAACGGCGGTTGTTCTCATCAAGGAACATTGGGACCAGATTGTAGAATTTTTCAAGAGCATCCCGGAGAAGCTGAGTGAACTTGGTTCGGCTATTTCGGAATGGTTTTCTGGTGTCCTGGATAGCATAGGCGAGTTCATCGACTCTGCGGTTGAGTGGTTTTCAGAACTGCCTGGGAAAATCATGGATGCCATTAACTCACTGGCAGAAAGTTTTGTCGAGTGGGGAGCTTCGATGCTGGAAACGGCATCTGAGGTAGTATCGCAGATTATTGATTCGATTGTGCAGTTCTTTACGGACCTGCCATACAAAATCGGTTATGCGATAGGCTTTGTAATTGGTACGCTGATTGAATGGGGAGCAAATGTGATTAACTGGATCACAACGAATGTTCCTCAGATGATAGATAGCATCATTAAGTTTTTCTCTGAATTGCCGGGGAAAATCTGGAACTGGCTGGTAAACACCTACAACAAACTGGTTGAATGGGGAAGTCAGATGCTCCAGAAAGCCGGAGAGATAGCAAGCAACTGTATAGACAACATTGTGAAGTTCTTCTCCGAATTGCCGGGCAAGATTTGGAACTGGCTGACTGATGCCTTTAATAAGCTGGTAACGTGGGGTTCCAACACCCTACAGAAAGCGAAGGAGATAGCTTCTAACACGATAGATGCAATCGTCAATTTCTTCTCCCAGTTGCCAGGAAAAATCTGGACCTGGTTAAGTAATACGCTACAGAAGGTAATCCAGTGGGGTTCCGATATGGTAGCGAAGGGAAGACAGGCAGCATCTGATTTGTGCAGTGCCGTCATAAATGGCGTAGCGAACTTGCCGTCCCAGATGGCGAATGTAGGCTACAACATCGTGATGGGTGTATGGAACGGAATCTGTAATGCGGCCGGTTGGTTCAGACGCCAGGTGCAGAGTTTCTTCTCCGGCATCGTAGACGGTGTTAAGGGAGCATTAGGTATTCACTCCCCGTCCAAAGTCTTTGCAGATGAGATTGGTAAGTGGATTCCACCTGGTATCGGCGTAGGTATTGAAGCCGAGATGCCAGACCTGTATAAGCAGATGGATGATGAGATGGCCAGTCTTGGAAAGCGGATGCAGACGGCGGTTAATGTGGAAACCGGAAAGATTGCTGTTGATAAGAAGGTCAGCACAACATACAAAGTCGAGAAAGAAAAGCAGGGTGTCTTCGAGAGTGGAGACACAACGGTAGAGATTACCGGAGAGACACACGTTCATGTAGATTTGGACGGTAGGGAAGTTGGAGATGCAACAACACCGATTGTCGATGAAAACATGGCGAGAATTGATACACACAAGAAGAGAGGAGGTTAATCATGTCGGGAGTAGGCATTACGTTTGATGAGACGCATTCGTTCCGGGACTGGGGCTTAAGACTCAAGAAGATTGTTATCGGCATACCGAAAGCAAAGACAGAGTATGTGAGCGTCCCCGGCATGAACGGGGACCTGGACCTCTCAGAAGCTCAGAACGGCGGCGTAAAATATGAGATGCGGACCTTGAAATTTACATTCGGGGCAAGAAACTGTAGTTATGAAAGATGGAGCGGTCTGTTAAGCCAGATCGCTTCTGATTTGCAGGGAATCTCGAAGAGAATCATCCTTGACACCGACAAGGGATATTATTATACCGGCAGGTGTGAGATAGAGACAGAGAAGAATAACGATGTAACGGCGGAGATTGTTATAAGCTGTAAATGCGAGCCGTATAAAATCAGCGTGGATTCTTCGGATGAGCCTTGGAAGTGGGATACGTTCAGCTTCATCAATGGCGTTATCCGTAACACCTCAGACATCACGATCAGCTCTGGCTCCAGTTGGCAGAAAGTCAGCCTGGACGGTTGGGTTCATAACGAAACGCTCAGAATTGTTTCCAATGCGGAAATGAAGGTAAGGTATCGTAATTCGACCTATACGATATATACCGGCGAGAATATCATGTATGACATTGTTCTGTACAAGGGAGCGAATGACCTTTACTTCCAGGGGACGGGCAAGGTTACGCTGATTCACAGAGGAGGGATGTTGTAGATGTATACGATTAAAGCCTATGTGGACGGCAAGGAGTACACAATTCACGATGCCAGGGTAAAAGCACTGACCGTTGGTGGAAATCCGTATTTTGAGGTTGGGGACAACGTAAATGGCTCGGCAACCTTCAAGGTGTTTCCAACACACCCGTACTATGACAAGGTTAAGAAGCTGACAACAGACATTGTGATTTACCGGGATGATGAGCCGGAGTTTTACGGGCGAGTTCTCTATGACGATGAAGATTTTTCTGGAACAAAGAAAGTCTTCGTCGAAGGAGAGCTTGCCTTTTTGTGTGACAGCATCCAGAGACCAAAGGTTTATCACAACATCTCGGTCAAGGCGTATGTGCAGGATTTGATAGATATTCATAATGCACAGGTAGAGGAGAGAAAGCAGTTCGTTGTCGGCAGGGTAACGGTAAAGGATTCTAATGATTCACTGTACCGGTATTCCAATTACGAAGATACCAGAACGGCATTTAAGGATAAGCTGACGAGCAGACTTGGAGGACATCTGGTTATCCGGCATGAAGACGGGCTGAGAATCTTGGATTACCTGTCGGATGAAGATTATTACACAAGAAATACACAAGGCATCCGGTTCGGCAAGAATCTGCTGGACTTTTCAAAGAATATGGATGCCTCTGATTTGGTTACCTGCGTGATCCCGTTGGGAGCAAAGCTGGATGAAGAAGACCAGGACCCGGCGCTTGAGGCTATCTCTGAACAGAGGATAACGATTGCGAGCGTAAATGGTGGCGTTGATTATGTCACGGATGATAACGCCGTGAAGGAGTACGGAAAGATATACAAGACCGTAACCTGGGACGATGTGACTCTTCCGGAAAACCTCAAGAAAAAGGGAGAGGAATATCTGAAATCTGCTCAGTTCGAGAAGATGGTCTTGGAAGTGAAAGCAATAGATCTGAACCTCACGGATGATTCCTTCCAGCAATTCGAGGTTGGAAATAAGATTCAGTGCGTATCGACACCGAACGGTCTGGATAAGGAATTTCCGTTGACGAAGAAGAAGGTATACATTACCAACTTCAAGAATAATACGGTTACGCTGGGCGATGAAACAAGCGTCAAGTCGTACACCTCGTCAAATCGCCAGAATACGGCAGAAATCGAAGAGACGATAAAATCCTTGCCGAGCAAGTCAGAAATCTTGCAGGAGGCTCTCAGAAGCGCACAAGACCTCATAAACAAACAGGTAGCCAGTGGATATGCAGTGCATGTTCCGAATGAGTTCATTGTTGCTGATGATAAGGATTATAAGAACAAAGCCAAGAACCTGTGGAGATGGGGACTTGGCGGTTTTGCTCATTACAGCCAGGGATATGACGGACCTATAGACGGTGTGGCTCTGACGATGGATGGAAAGATCAACGGTAAGATGCTACTGGCAAATTCTGTGAAGACCGAATCCCTGGATGCCGGGTATCGGACATCCGTGGAGACGAAGATATCCGAAAGCGAAACGGCAGCCAATGAGTATGCAGACAATACGGTAAGAGTAGCAAGGGAAGAGATAGAAAATTCCATTTCCAACATGGAGAACCGCATTGAACTGTCTGTACGAAGTGTTAAGGAAAGAGTTACCAGAAAGAATTATATAACCGGCGGAGAGCAGGAGACACTGGATCTGGCCAGGTTCTCAATATCCGGAGCGACCAGCATTTGCAAGGTGGAGAAGTCGGAGTTTCTGAACATGAACGCCTTTAAGCTAACATTTTCCGGAACCGGAGCAGTAACGCTGACACAGAGTCTGGGAACTCTGGAGGCTGGCAATTATAAGATTGCTGTCGAAGCGGCGTATCCGGAAGGTTCAAAGTACCGACCGTCTTATATCCAGTACGGATTTTCCGAAAATAAGTCCACGGCTTATCTCAGTGGATATACCGCAGATGAATACCATGCATACAGCAAAGAGGTCAAGATCACGAAAGCTGCAAAGTCTGTAGCTGTGACGGTATACGGATATTCCGGAAGCGTATTGTATGTAACGGATATCCGGTGTTTGAGGGATATGCAGGAACTGTTGGACGATATTGATGCAAGACTGGATGTCGAAGTCGGGAAAGTATCTGCAACTGTGTCCGAAGTATACGAAAACTCATTGCACAATTATTGCAGCAATGGGAATTTTTCGGATAGCACTGATAAGTTTACCGGATGGAATAGAAGTAGTGCTGCACAAATAACGCAGACTACCTTTTCTGGAAAAAGCTGTGCGAAGATAGAGAATAATACTTCGACCTATAGCCTCTCATGGTACCAGAGACCGTGGGTGAAAAAAGGGAAAGTGACTGTAAGGTTCAAAGCAGCTTGCGATACGGAAGATTCCGGAAATGCACGGATACGAGTCACGATTGACGGAAAAGCATTTTTAACGGCTGCCGGAGAGCTTGGAAGTGGGTGGAAACAGTTTGAATTTACAGCCGAAGCTACGCCATCGTATTTTTACACATACTTTTATAACTATGTGGCGGATACGACTGTATATATCACGGATGTTGAAATCCTTGGTTATATATCCGCATACTCAGAAAGCCAGTTGAGTGTATTGAAAGACTCCATCGAGGCAGAGGTCAAGAGAGCAACAAAAGGCGAGGAAGATCTGAAGGCATCTATCAAAGTCAATGCCGATAATATTATCAGCAAGGTAAGCAAGGGAGATTTTGGTTCATATGTTACTCAGTATTATGACAGAGTAATTACGGCATTCAACAACAGCAGTAAGTATGTGCAGATCAGCGCGGGAGAGATAGCCATTTATGATTATGGCGTGTCTACGTCAAAGAAACGAGCGGTATTCGATGAAAGCGGAAACCATTTCTATCGGGATGGTTATTATGTCGGACGTATTGGGACAAACCAGTGGGCTCAGAACAATTCTCATAAGGGGCTGGTGTTCGACTTGGAACCACAGGGAAAGTACATGGCGTTCGCTCAGAAAGCCAGCGCATCGGCCAGCTCATACACGACAATGTTATGTTTCAGCCGTGCGAACTCTATTTACGATGAGTATGGCGTGAATATGGGTTGCAATCTGATTGGAAACTGGTACACGCTGAAAAACTTCAAGATAGGTTCGATTTCTGCTGGAGGATATACCGCATTTAGCGGAGCAATACCGATTGTATGTGAGATCACGAACAACGGTAACAGTTGGACGTATTCACATCTCAGAGTTTACAACGGAATCATAGTAGGTTACTGGAACTAAGAAGGAGGCAAGAAGATGGAAATTATTTTTCCGAGAGGAGACGCACCGGAAAAGGTAGCGAAAAACAGTGTAGCTGTAGGAACCATTAAAAGAGAGCAGGAGGTAAAGGAAGATGGAAGAGAAGAAAAAGCCGGTCAGACCGCTTAGTGTTATTTATGCTGATGCGAAACAGGCAATCACAAGGCAGGTTGGAAACACGATGGCGGCTTACGGTTTGCCTATTTTTATGGCAGAGGGGATTCTGAGCGGAGTGCTTGCTGAAGTCAGATCAAATGCTGCAAACGAACTTGCGGACGATACAGCCAGATATGAAGAGGAATTGAAAGAATATTATGAAACCGAGGCGAAAGAGAAACAGGAGACTTTCGAGAAAGAAAAAGAAGAGCTGATTACGCTTTTTGAAAATCCGGAAGAAGCCCCGGATGCATCGGAAGAGAGTGTTGCCGGAGAGGAGCCTGTTATCGAGGAGGTGGAGTAAATGGCAGATATTTCCCAGGAAATAGATCAGCTTAGAAATGCGGTCTATGGAGAAGAGGTGCGAGGAGCTTTTATCTCCTGTATGCAGAAGATTCACGAGGAAAATGAAAGCTACAACAGCATCAAAGAGTCAGTAAAACAGTCGGCGGCTACCATGCAAGAGCAGGTAGAATCTATCAACACGAAGTCTGAGGAAGTCAAAGCTGCATTGCAGAATCTAACTACAGCAATCGCCAATGGTAAAGCTCAGCAGGATGCAAATGAAAAAGCTACCGCAGCCGGAAAGACACAGCAGACCGCTACGGAAAAGGCTACGTCTGACAGTAAGACACAGCAGACAGCAACTGAGAAAGCTACAGAGGCCAGTAAGACACAGCAGACAGCTTTACAGAAAGTCGTTGATTCTGCAAAACAGATTGACTCAGCGATCCAGCAGTCTGTAACGGCAGCGAACCAGGCGGCGCAGGATGCAAAGCAGGCGGCTAGTCTGGCATCTACAGCAGCCGGGAATGCGGATAGTGCGACTTCTGCAGCGAACCAGGCGGCTCAGAAAGCCAACCTGGCTACTGATAATGCGAATAAAGCAGAACAGTCCAGGTCACAGGCTGAAACTGCCAGAGTCCAGGCTGAGCAGGCGAGATCCCAGGCTGAATCAGACAGAGCATCTGCGGAGCAGACAAGAACCGCCAGTGAAAATGTCCGGATTCAGAACGAGAAGGACAGGCAGGCGAATACTGCGAATGCCATTGCTAAGGCGAAAGAGGCTACAGAGATACTTATTAACCAGGTCAACACGATTGCGTTCCAGATTAACCCGGATGACAAGGGACTTGACGCAATCATTTTAAGTGCATAGGAGGCAGAAAATGAGTGAGACAATCAATATCCCCAGAGACACGACCATGCAGTTACTGGTCAAAGTTCACAGAGATCAGATTGCTGGAGAAATGGATCTGAAATATAAAGAGAAAGTTGCGGCAGCTACTTCCAAAGCGGAGGTAGATGCCCTTTTTACTGAATGGTGGAAGATTCAATATAATCCGGAGCTTTTCACGAAAGCGGAGATGCTGGAGAGATGGTTCGGAAATGTTCTGGTTGATTCCAGAGTTCACGGCGTAACGACACCAAGATATGATAAGAGTACGTCCATGATCGGAACCTTAACGGATGATTCCACAGGACTGACATGTACACCGTCCACAGAATCTACAGCCGGTAATGATCCGTTTGCACACCTTCCGCAGTTTTGGTGTCTGGAGGTTGCGGTAGAGAAAAAAGCAGATGGTTCCCATGAGATTTTCTACGTGGAACACATTGACGATACAGCAAAGGTCAGAGGTGGAGAACATCTGTGTTGGATGATCCAGAAGAACACCTACAAGCGTGAATGGCAGGACAAGGATTACAAATATCTGAAAACCAGATGTACACCGGCTCCAGGCTACGAACGTTGGAAAGAAGGTACAGACCGAACCGGAAAAGTGCATGAGTACATGGCACATCCGAAATATTATGCCGGTATGGATGCTGACGGAGCGATCACTTGCGGAACTGGACTGGCACCAGTCAACCGTACCTCACATTCAACCGGAGTAACCAGATGGAGAGCCAGAGGAACGCAGTATTCCGGAGCATCCGGATCACTTCTGAAGTTCCTGGATGCTATGATGCGTCTGAAATATGGACGCAAAGGAAATTCCGGAAAGATTGAAGGATGCTCAAGCTACAGTTTCCAGTACACGGTTGCTGTGACTGAAACCGGAGTAGAGCGTGTGATTCTGACCACAGCACAGGCGGCAAACCTGTTTGTTGGATCTGCGGTCATGCTCGGAACAAATGCATCGACCGACAGAAACGCTGCCAGTGCATATTCCATTTTTGACGCTAAGTTAATCACATCGATTGAGACTGTAAACATTGACGGCACAGACTATTCCGCAGTGTACGTGGACAATGGAGGAAAGACTTTTGACACAGTAGCCGGAACCACGATGTTATCTACCGCTCCGTACTATTCCGGATGGAATGACAATGTACTGGGTAGAGATGGTAGCCGATACAGCCCGACATCCGGAAAAGAACCTGGAATGATTCAGGGCGTTGAGTTCATGAACGGTTCATATCTGATCATCAGTGATGAATTATGGCAGTGGAGCACGGATGCAGACGGAAATTACAAGTTTGACTGCTTTAAATGCTATGACCAGTCAAAGGTTGGCTCTGTAATCAATGAAAATTACGACAAAGTGGATGTTCCGACACTGGTATTTCCGAAAGATACGGCGGCATGGACTTGGAAGTACATCACGGACAATGCAATCAGTGATGATGTTCTGTGGCCGGAGGCAACCAACGCAAGCGGAAGCGGTGTTGGTGTGGGAGCTGGCTTCTACTGCGGGCCTGCGGCGTCTGGTGTTCGTGCGGCTTGGTGCTTTGGCTCCTTGACCTACGGCGGTGATGGCGGCGTTCCTTGCCGTGCCTCGCACGGTGGTCCGTCTAGCGCTTACTGGTACGGCTCTCTCGGAGCACCTGGTAGTGAGGGTTAAAAACGGGGTGAATGCGGAGTGTAACGAAGCAGAGGGGCAGTAAGCCCCTTTTGTCCTATTTGCAAATAGAATAAAAATTAGGGTTATGCGGTGTGTGGGAGCTGGCTTCAACTGCGAACCTGCGGCGTCTGGTGTTCGTGCGGCTTGGTGCTTTGGCAACTTGAACAACGGCGGTAATGGCGGCGTTCCTTGCCGTAACTCGAACAATGGTCCGTCTAACGCTAACTGGAACGGCTCTCTCGGAGCAACTGGTACATTAAAAAGTATTTAAAAATCATTGCACCGTATAATCCACGCTTATGTGCGAAAATAACTTGAAACCAACGAGGCTAGTACCTACGGGGAAAGCCACGGCAGTAACCAGATGATAGTAAGGAGGTTTGATGAAAACCTATTGCAAACCGGCAAACGTGAATGTTGAGGACTGGAAATTCAACGAGGTTGCCGTAATAGAATGTTTCCGGAATAAGCGTGGAAGAAACGATTTCCAACGTCTGCTATGCAAGACCGGAAAGATCACGAAGCGTCAGATTGCAGAAGACCGGCTGAACCAGGATTTCAAGAGAACCCTGGAGGCTGAGAGCGAAGTTGCGAAGATGTTGACACAGCGTATCGTTGACCGTGATCTGCAATTAAAGCCGATTCGCCAATTTCAAAGGGTGGATGGGCTGACGCAGAAACTAAGAGACATCTGCCAGGAATCTCCGGAACAGCAGGTGTTTGAGTATATCGCTGTCTTTGCTTTAAAACCTCTTTTCCGGGCAAAGATTCTGCCGGTCCAGTATGGGAGCATCCCGAAGAAAGGCGGAGTTGCTGGAAAGAGGAAGATTGAAAGACTTCTGAGAAAGAAATTCCACGGCAAGGTTGTAGCAATCAAAGGAGATGTAACGAAAGCCTATCCATCGGTAACGGTGGATATCGTGATGGAGATGTTGAGAAGAGACATCGGCAAAAATAAAGTGACGTTATGGTTCCTGGGTGCTCTTATGAGCAATTATCCTGGGAAGCATTTGTGTATTGGCGGATATCTTCCGGCATGGCTGTTCAATTATGTTATGAGCTATGTTCTGAGATACATCTATCAGCAGGCACAGATACGCAGAGGAAAGCGGAATAGGCTTGTCTATGCGGTTGTATGTTATGCGGATGATTTTACGATCTACGGCGATATCTCGAAGCTGAGAAAAGCAATGAAGAAAGCCACGGTCTGGGCACATGATAAGTTCGGATTGAAAATCAAGGATATCTGGCAGTTCTACCAAGTGGCATCGTTTGATGAAGAGAAGGAGAACTACGAAGAGAGAAAGAAAGGCAGTAAGAAAAGAACTCCAGGAGTTGACATGATGGGATATGTTGTCCGGAGAAAATACACGATCATTCGTGGCAGAGTATTTCGGAGAATCCGGAGGCAAGTGATACGTGCCTGGATGGATTTTGTAGAAAGAGGATTCGTCCCGTGGTGGAGGGCTTGCAAGATTGCAGCCTATAAAGGATGGGTTGAGCATAGCAATAGCCAAAAGTTCCGGGAGAAATACAATTTTGATGCATTATTCAAAATGTGTTCATACAGTGCAAGTAAGCACGGAAAGGAAGTAGAAAATGAGAAGAGAATCTTACTTATCGCAGCCATCGGAGATTGAGATCTACCCGGTGTTTTCTGGTACAGATGTGATTCTGAGACAGAGCATAGAGCTGGTGGAGAGAGAAGAGATCCAGGATGGAAAGAAAAGCAAATACAAAGTCTGGGAATGCGACGAAGTGCAGTTCCACTACAACGGAGAAGTAACCGAGAAAGAGATCGAAGCCGATTTTGACTACTGGCTCAAGAAAGCGGAGAAAGTACCAGATCCATCCAGTGTAGAAAATCTGAGCCTTGAGGATGCCAGAAAAGCGAAATACCGGGAAATCGCATCTGCATGTGAGGAGACGATTTACGCCGGAGTAGATGTGAGTACATCTTCCGGAGTGGAGCATTTCAGTTTGACAGAAAAGGATCAGTTGAATCTTTTTGGGAAGAAAATGCAGTTACTGGCTGGAGAGGAAAAACTGGAATACCATGAGGACGGGCATCCTTGCAAGTATTTCTCTGCGGCAGACATGCAGAATATCGTAGACCGGGCGATGTTTTTCGTGTCTTACAACACGACCTACTGCAATGCGGTCAATATGTGGATTAAGTCAGCAGAAAAAGCAAGTGATCTGGAGCAGATCCAGTGGGGAGCTGAAATCCCAGAAGAGTTCCAGAATGAGGTTCTGAAAGATTACATGAAGATTCTGGCATCTGGAGGTATCTCGTAATGAAAAGCATAATCAAATATCCAATGCTCTTTCTTTTCGGAGGGAGCATTTATTATTTGCTGGAGATAATTTTTCGGGGTTATTCATTCCCGGCAATGGTAGCCTGCGGAGGCCTGTGCTTCATTATTTGCGGTGCAATCAATGAGAAAAACCGGTGTATGCCACTGGTTCTGCAACAGTTAGTTGCGGCGGCAGGAATCACAGCGATAGAATTTCTATTCGGATTGGTTCTGAACGTGTTGCTCGGTCTGCATATGTGGGATTATAGCAACATGCCGGGAAACATTCTCGGTCAGATATGCCCTCAGTTTACAGTGCTGTGGTTCTTTTTGTCTGCACTTGGAATCTTCCTGGATGATTATATCCGGTGGGCATTTTTCAGAGAAGAGAAACCACATTACCACCTATTCCGGAAGAAGGAAGAGAGAAGAAAAAGAAAATGACAAAGTTACAGATTATCTCAAAGCTCTGGTCGGCAATTTATGATCTGATTTTCCTGGTCAAAGGAACGCCGACAAAGAGCCTGGAAGAAATAGAGGCAGATCTTGACATTGTTGAGTATGCGTGCCGGAAGTACGTTGACTGCGACGATGATGAGATAACATTCAAGAGCGAAGGAGGTGTAGCCTATGCAGATCCGAGCACAGCCATGAAAGCAGATTAGTTCCGAAAATCTGAAATAACAGGGAGGAGATACCAATGGAATTATTGATAGCTGCCGGTATCCCGTCCGCAATCGTGGCATTTTGTTTCTGGTTGTTGGAGAAGCGAATCCAAGAACGGGCGGAAGTCGAAAAGAACGAACGGGCATGCAGGCAGAGAGAACAGGATGAGAAAGAAGAGAACCGTGAAAAGCTCCAGTACATGATGCTGAAAGCTCTGGACGGTTCTCTTTGTTTGTCAGAAGCTACAGCAAAGGCGGTGCAGAGGATTCCGGATGCGAAGTGCAACGGAGATATGCACGCTGCATTAAATTATGAGCTGGAGCAGAAACATGATCTGGAGAATTTTCTGACAAGGCAGGGAGTGAACCATATCACAGGGGAATGAAATAGAAGGCTATATTTGCCCGATATTCGCCTTTATAGCGTTTAGGCAATAATTTCCCCATTCAAACAATTAAAAACGCTACAGGGAACTATCAAGAGATTACAAAGTATAACAGGAGGATTGATTCTATGGAATTATTGAATTTTTTAAGCCAGGTGCCGATTCCGGTTCTGATTCTGGTGATCGCAGTGCTGGTCGTTGTGACAGCAGTGGTCGTATATCAGTATGCGAAAGCGAAGGGACTGGATGGCATCCGGAAAGAGGTGTACAAGCTGTTCCTGCACGCTGAACATATCTACAAAGAGTCCGGCCAGGGAGAAAAGAAACTGAAATGGGTAGTACAGCAGGCAAGAGGATTGCTGCCTAAGTGGTTACAGGTAATCATGTCCGAAGAGGTACTGCTGAAAATTATTGACTGGTGGTTCAAGGAAGTTAAGGACCTTTTGGACGATGGAAAGGTAAATAGCTCTCAGAACTGATCGGAGAAGGGAGAGAGGAGCTATGGGCTTAAAAATCCTATTGGTGTACCTTTTGGGGATTTTGCTGTGTCAGCCGGTCTACATCTGGGGCATCCGGACATTGTGCCGGATGGAAGATGAAGACGAAGAGCTGTACTGCCAGGACAATGGCATGTACTATGAGCCAAGCAAGCCGAATTATCCGCTTGTGATAGTGCTGTTGCTGATGGCAGGAATCTTCTGGCCGTTGGTAATTTTGTTTGCGGTGTTCGTTCCGTTGACATTTTTGCTGATGGACAAGATGGGACAGTTGCATCCGAAAGATGATGATGAGATGGACCCAGAAGAGGACACATACTTATGACCGGGTGGGGAGAAATCCCTGCCCCTTTTTTGTGAATGAAGGAGAATTTACAAATGGCAATAGAACGGAATACATACACAGATATTTTGTTTGACGCTTTGATGGCTGCTGGTTGCACGATATATGGTGCATGTGCGGCTATGGGGAATATTTACGCAGAATCCGGAGCGAATCCCCGGAATCTGGAAAATCTCTGTGAGAAGAAATTGAACTATAAATACACGGACGATACCTACACGGAAGCAGTAGACTCCGGAAAGATAACGAGAGCGTTATTCCTGCATCCGTTGGGAGATTCCAGGCAGTACGGTTACGGATTCTGCCAGTGGACATCTGCCGGAAGAAAGGCCGGCCTTTACGATCTGGTTAAGTCCAGAGGAGTGTCCATCGGAGATGCGAAGACGCAGACAGAGTACATGCTGAGCGAATTGAAGACGAGCTATAAGAGTGTCTGGAAGGTATTGCAGACCGCAACCTCAGTGCAGGAAGCGTCCGATATCTTCTTAGTCAAGTTCGAGGCTCCGGCGAATGTAGGTTCGGCAGTGAAGAAAACAAGGGCTTCTTACGGGGAGCAGTATTTAAAGATTTACCAGAATCAGAAGAAGGAGGAAAACAAAGTGAGCAAAATTGAAAATGCAGTAGCAAGAGCAGAGGCAATCGCCCTGGACGATTCACATGGTTACGACCAGGTAGACCGTTGGGGCAATCCGAATTACGATTGTTCCGGGCTGGTAACCAGATGTTTGGAAGAGGCCGGAATCCCGGCAAAGTCAAGCGGAGCAACCTATACAGGCAACATGCCGGAGGTTCTGCCAAAAATCGGATTCAAGGATGTTGTAAAATCCGTGGATCTGGCAACCGGTAGCGGAATGATCCGTGGAGATGTCCTGCTCGGAAATGGACACACAGCATTCTACTGCGGAAATGGTAAACTGGTGCACGCAAGTATCAACGAGAAAGGAACGGTCACAGGAGGAAAGTCTGGAGATCAGACCGGTAGAGAGATCTGCATCCGCAGCTATTACAATAAGCCGTGGATTCATGTGTACCGCTACACCGGAGTGACAGCATCTGCATCCGGAACGGTTAATGTGAGAAATTATCTCCAGAAAGGTGATTCCGGGGACGCAGTAAAAGAAATGCAGAAAATGCTGATCGGCTGCGGATTCTCCTGCGGAAGTTCCGGAGTAGATGGTTCCTTCGGCGGAGCCACGGAGAAAGCTCTGCTTGCGTTCCAGGCATTTTACGGTTTGGAGCAGGATGGCAAGTACGGACCGGCATCTAAGGCTAAGTTGGTTTCTGTTTACAACGGAAAGACAGCAGCCAGTGCTCCGGAAAAGAAGAACACTCCGTCTTATACTGCCGGACATGAATACACCTTGCAGGTAGAGCTGAAAGTCCGGACGGGTCCTGGAACAAACTACAACGCAAAGAAACATACGCAGTTGACGGCTGACGGTCAGAAACACGATAAGGACAATGATGGCTGCCTGGATGCAGGAACGGTCGTAACGTGCCAGGAAGTACGGAATGTCGGAAACGATATCTGGATGAAAGCACCGAGCGGTTGGATGGCTGCTTATTACGATGGCAAAGTATACATCAAATAATGCCTTTATGGCAAGGAACTAAGAAAATTAAACACACCTCTTATGGTCAAAAAAGGAAAATATGTCACATTGCCCCGGTATCACGCCGGGGCTTCTTTTTTTATTGCGGAGCAAGTCTGTAGAATAAATCAATATACAAAATTCACAAAAATTCCCCTTCAAATTTGACGAAATGTGCCTGAGCAACGACAGACGTTTTTAGATACTAACTTATGCCTAAGAGCTAAAAGCTGGTATAGAAGCGTGTACGATGTTATAGGCCTATATGTTAAAAATGCAATTCTGCGAAGTTCAATCTGGGTTCCGAAGTTATCCACAAGAAGAATGTTGATAATGTGAATAAGTCGAAAAATCGAAGCAATTTCATTTCCTATATATAAAATCTTGTAAGATTTCTTACATGATTCCTACACCATAATTAGAGATAGAGTAAGAGATAGAGATAAAGATAGATAAAGAGATAAAAAAGAATAGCACCTTGCGTTGCAAAGATGCTACACACACTGATTCGACAGCTCGAAAAATAATTGAAAAATAGAAGCAAAACACTTGACACGTTCGAGTTATCGAAGTATAATAAAGTTACAAAATAACAAAACAAATACACGATACAGAGTAATGCAGGCGGCAAGGTTGATGGAATAGTACATATGCTTGCCAGACGGTTCCAACCCCGTAGGAATGCAGAGGACAGAACGAATGAGAAAGGAGGAATTGCCCGTTGGGAAAAAGAAAACGTAGGATTGAAGAAAAAGAAGAAGAGCTGCTTTCAGAGCAGTTGAAGAAGACCAAAATTGAAATTTATGAATGCTGGACACATATCGTAATTTCCATAGTAACAATGCTGATAGCAGTTGTTACGGCAGTTTTGACCTGGTTCAAGTAATGTTCTGAAAAACAGCTCGGTAGCCGGGGAGACAAGTTCTCCTCGTGCTACCAAGTTTATCACAGAGGAGGCAGAAAGTAAATGAAGAAAAGCAGAAGAATGTTTTCACTGGCTATGCTGGTGTGTTTGATCGTCGGAGTTTCGACCGGAATCAGAGAATGTATCGGAGCCGCATGTGCGCTGGCATTCGTAAATGCAACACTCGGACTGGAAGATTTAGAGAAGAAAATGGAGGATAAGAAATAATGGATGCAAAGAATCAGCAGGACAGAGCAAAAATGGTAGAAGAAGCGGTTGGTCGTATGTGCCGCCTGGGAATGATGCCGCAGGTAATCACAAAATTCAGAAAGCAGGGAACGGTCCTTAAATCTGAGACGGCAGGTATTCTGTATGATTTGAACGATGAGGAGAAGAAAGCTGTTGCCGACTGGGAAGAAGAAAGTGGCGGTATTGTATACGCTGCAATATTGAGCAATATGGTGTTTGGAAGATGCCTGGCGTTGTTGTATGTTAGTGCAGAGGAAGAAGAGTGGGAACTGGATAGAGAAGACCTGGATGGGAGGATTTCACTTGCGTATGTGGCGAACCTGGATGCACCGGATTGTTCCGAACTGGGAAGTATCGGAATTGCACCTGCAAACGGTGGATTGGTAAGAACAGAGTAGGAGGTGGCGTGATGCTGGAGTATAACGAGCAGACGGAAAATCTGATGGAAATAGCGATGATGCTGGAACAGCTCAAGGGAGAGAGTGAGTATCTGTTTGAGGTACTGACAGACATTGATAGCATAACCTGGAAACAGAAATTTGTGGACTGGGCGAATGAGTTCACAGAAACCTACGAGCCGAACAAGGATGTGTGGCCGGGAAATTACCTGGAAGTGATTGAGGGATTCGCCAGAGAGAAAATCTTGGAGTTTGCCGGAGTGGAGGACAAGGAATAATGAATTTGAGAAGAGCGGGCAAAGGAATTGTCAGAAAAGGTAAGCGGCCGAGCGTATACAGAATCGGCTTCAATGATGGCGATGAAACAGAGCTGACCGCAAATGGCATAAATGAACTGGAGGAGTTATGGCGGTCCTTGTGTCCGGAATTTGAATGCGAACCGGACAGCGTAAACTATGTAGAGAGAGTAGGATATGAGGAGGAAGACTGATGGGAAAAGAGTATGAGGAAATCAAGGCTGAGATAAGTGTACGAATCAGCACAGAGGATATTGATGATATTGTTACAACGGCACTGGAGGGCGGTATTTGCTACTGGTGCAGGCGAGCAGAAGTCAAAGGAAAGTATCTCGGAGAATTTGCATCGGAGCAGATCAGCAGAGGAGGAGTCCTGGTATTGCATGATTCGGTGGATGGCAAGAAGAGAGAACTGAACAAGGAAAAGTTGCTCAGCGGAGTAAAACAGTATCTGGAGGATGAAGACAAGCCGTACAATATCCTGGTGGATGCGGAAGACTCTGTAGGATGCAGCAAAGGAGTCTATGAATTGGATTGTTGCATGGTAGATGCGACAGTGGCAGACATGATTATCCAGTATGCGATATTCGATGATATTATTTACGGATAGGAGGACGCCGGGATGGAGGAAAAGAAAATTGTAGTGTATGTCCTGCATGGGTTCTGGGAGAACGAATTTACAAATGGGTGTGCAGTGGTGGATGTGTCGATTGACCTGGAGACGGTCATGAAGAAACTGGATGAAATCGTTGAGAATAAGGCACGAGAGTATGTGAAGGTGCAGGAGGATAAAGCCGAGGAAGAACGGGGATTCCGGTATTTTGAAATATGGGATGAGAACGGGCAGAGCGCTAAATTCTATATCGTAGAGCAGTATCTGGAATTATCGCAGAGTATGATGGAGGCGATTGCTGAATCATTAGCGAAAGGAGCAGGAAAATGAGAAAAGTATATCGGTGTGAGCATACAGTACCGCCGGTTTGGTGGTTTACCTTCGCAGACAGAAATGCGTTGGGAGAGGAAATTGTAGTAGAGTTCCGAAAGAACGAAAACACGCATGGAAAGCATTCACTTCCGGCAATGTGGAAGAGAAAGGGATTCATAGATAAAGAACCGGAAACGTGGTGGGGCGTTCAGACCTATGTAACGGACCGGCAGGGCAGATGTTCCGGAAAGTACAATCCGACAACCAAGGATGGGAAACTGAATTTTGAGTGGCTGTTGGAGGCAACCGAGGAAAATCGACAGAAGATAATTGATGAGATTTACCGCAGGGCAAACGCTATCTGGCACAGGGAAGATTGGTATCTGGAAGACCTGGAAGAAGCAATCCGGAGTACAGGCCTGGAAGTAACCCAGGAAAGGGTAGACAAGCTGTTGGAGGAGTGCCACCGGATATTTGATGATAAATCCGGAAGAAATGAGATGCTGGCCCAGAAAGCAAGCAAGCTGTTTGAGGAGGAGTAGGAAATGTTTGGAAGACTGATTCTTGAAACCTATGTACAGGACAGATGCCGGGACGTCAGATTTAAGGATGAACACTTGACCTGGTTCGAGATTAAAAAGAACGATGCGAAGCGGATTGTGAAGAGAATGGGGTGGGAGAGCCTGGCAGATTTTCTGAACAATTACACCTGGGATGATACGGAGATTCTGTATCAGATAGCTGATAACTGCGGAATGATAGTTGCTGATTGGATTGAAAGAGAGGTAGAGGATGGAAGAAATTAGAGGAACTGACTGCAACGAGCTGATAAAAAAGGTTCTGGAAGTTGAGGAGTTGCGACCAGTGGACCTGGCAAAGAAAATCGGGGTGAGCAGACAGTATGCGAACCAGATTATTTCCAGAAGCAAATGCGGTATTCGCTGTGACACGTTGGAGAAAATCGTAAGTGCGTTGGGATATGAAATCGCCCTGGTAAAAATAATTGAAAAATAGAAGTAAAACACTTGACATGTTCGAGTTATCGAAGTATAATAAAGTTACAAAATAACAAAACAAATACACGATACAAACGGAGGTAGTCAAGATGAACGCATTAGTAATATACAGAAGCCTGTTAAGTGAAAGAGATAAAAATGAATTTGGTTATCCGGAATGGGATGCAGCACAGAAGATGCTGTGGGTGTTCATTGAAAAAGCCCTGGAAGCTGGAGAAGAAAGCATTGCTGATGAAATCGTAGATGAGCTGTATTCTTTGAGTGATTGTGGATGCACGCTGGAAGATGAGGCAGTGAAAGCAGATTTGGAGATGCTTGAAAAGTATGGATTTGGTAGCCGAGCAGACAAAGTAAGAGAGCTTTGTTGGAAGTAGGCTTATTTTTTTACCTGCAAGGTTCGCAAAATCGAAGTAATAATTCAAAGGAGCGAAGAATATGGCAAAGAGATCAAGAGCAAACAGAACTGAAAAGGCTACATACCAGAACATCCGGAATGAGCACAAATACATAGACGTTGTTCATCATGGAGATGGTCATTATTACATAATCCAGTACATAAAGCATGAGCTTCCAGAAAGAACGGTTGTCAATTATATGGGAACCAGATGCGGACACAAGCAGAAGTTCAGAATTGGAAAAGGGACGCTGTTGAGCATCCTGGAAGATTACAAGAAAGTTGAGGAGGCGTAGAAGGTATGACAAAACAGGAATTTCAAAAGAGAATTGGGGCTGAGATAAGCCAGAAAGATTATTCCATCGTGGAGCATGTGTATACATGGCATCCGTCCATCAGCGAGGTAGAGGGTAAGGAACAGATAGCAGAGTTGTATAAGTCCTTTGGAATGCCAATCATCAAGAATATGATGGAGGCTGCGAACTATGCAGAGACGCTTGACCGGGCAATGGCACAGGCACAGAGACAGGTGGAGGAGCTGAGAAAGCGAATCATCAGAGTTGCGAAAGGAGACCTGGTAGTGGAACAGTGCATTACAGAGGCTAAGAAATTATTTGAGACGGTCAACGATCCGCATGAGTGGGATGTGGCAGTTTCTTATCTGAAAAAAAGATACGGAGCAGATGCAGTAGACGAAGCCATTAAAATTGAGCACCTGGAAATGTAGGAGAGGAGTGAGAGTATGGCAGACAGAAGCAATGCCCGGCTGAATGAAGAGATTGAAAGCAAAATCAGACAGTGGGATGGCACAATATTTGGAGCATCATTGAAAAATATGTATGAGAACGGCACGAGCTATGAAGGCATCTGTGAGTATGCAGATATTGATTACAAAGATTACGAGGAGGAATAGAGATGGCGGACATGACGCTGAGAGAATTTTGTGAGAGATACCGCAAGGGAGATTTCCTTGCAAAAGACAGAAATACCCAGATTGAGGCCGGTTGGTATGACTGGTTTTGCAGTGACAAAGCACTGGCAGGCCGGTTGGCGAAAATCTGGAGCATCTTGAAAGGGGTTACGAGCAATTACATCTTGGATAACTACAGAGTATGGTTCAAGAATAACTGCCCGATGGTCGGTCCGCTCTATGATGATGTAAGATTCGAGCCGCTTGACGAAGAGAAGAGGGATGAGTTGTATTTTGGAGTTGCTATCGATGATGAACGCAGAGACAACAAGTACATTATCTTCACTGCCAGAAATGATTACGAGGATGAGTGCGGATTTAATAATGTCCGAGAAGTACGGCAGTTCATCAATGGGTGGGAAGAAGAGCTGAAAAATGAGGAGTTTTACAAAGAAAGGGAGCGGAAGAAAGAAGAGCTTAAAAAGGAGAATGATAGATGTCTTGCGCTGTTAAGAAAAGCAGATGAGGTTCTGGGAAAGCATGAGGAATAATGTATGCAGGATATGAAAGTGGCACTGTTCACGATTGAGGATTTGAAAAATAATCATCCGGATTATTACAGACGGTTAAACCCGAAATGCCAGGTTTGCCAGAATATTTTAAGCAGCAGTGAATGCGATATGTGCGAGGATTTTGATATGTTCGCCAGAGCAAAGGAGGAAATGAAGTGAAACAGGCAGAGTTTGCGGAACTGAGCAGGGAAGTAATGCCGGTACTGGATAAGCTGACGGAGATTGCAGGCCAGCATGGAACGGCAGAAAAGCTGGTAAGCATTACATTGAGTGCAGAAGGTTATATTCATTTTACGGTACATGACAGTGGAATGTGTCTGAGCAGATTAAAAAGAGAAGATGCACCGGAGTTGGAAATCAGAAAACAGTTATCCCAGGAAATGGGAAGAGAGGAGAACTGATATGACAAGTTTGAATGTTAAGACAGAGTATTCAGAGTATAAGGACTGTAAGTTAAGAGTCGGTAAGTATGTGGAAGACAATAGCGTTGCTGTTGAAATTTATAACAGATGGGATGGACCTATTGCGAGAGTAACCACCTGCCTGTGCGACCATTCGTTGGCAGAAGATGAGGCGTATGTTGACACCAATAATTGCCCTTGGGCGGTAGCTCTTCTGGAAGAAAACGGATTTGCGGAGAGAACCGGGCGTACTCGGAGAAGCGGTTACTGCGAATATCCGGCAATGAAATTTGACAGAAGCAAGATGGCAGAGTTTGAGGAGGAAAGTTAAGATGGAGAGCTATAGAGAGTTAAGAGACAGACAGCAGAAAGAGTTCAATGAGCTGCCGTTAGGGTTTGCGTTCTCAGATAAGCAGTTTGATGAAATGATGGGAAAATGGGGACTTGACCCGGAGAAAGACCTGGATAAGATTTATCGGATTCCGGGCGGTGGATTCATCCAGAAGAAAGATCACAAGCATTTCCATGAGGTACTGGACCGGCACAACGCTGAGATGGAGGCGGCAAAGGCGGCTGATGAAGATGGAACAGGATTTCTTTACCAGATGTTCAAGTACGAACTGGATAATCACGAGTACGGATACACCGGAGAACTTGAGGATACGCTGGATTGCTTAGGATTGACTTGGGAAGAACTGAAAGCGTCACCGGTAATGCTGAAAGCTCTGGATAAGGCTTCGACAGAAATCAGAGAAAGAGAGGGATGCTAAGTATGGGTGAGAATAAACGCATAGTAATATGCAGACGCTGTAAAAAGCCGGAATACTGGGGAGAAATGAGATGGCTTTCCGGATTTTGCGTATGCAGAGATTGCTACAAAGCGCAATGGGAAAGTGAAAATCATAAGCCGTATACCTGGGATGACCTGGATGGAAAAAGACCAACGATGGAAGAATTTGAAAAGGAGAATGAGTAATGGCAAGAGAAGAGCTAAAGACAATCGAAGGATGGCACAAGAGCGGCTGCAACAGTTGGGATGAATATTGTAAGCCGGGAGATATGGTAGACCAGGGAGTAGCAGATTACTTCCTGGATATCCTGCCACCACGGACAATGACAAGGGATTACTTCCAGGTAGGAGAGCCACACAGTCATGCAATCAACCCGAAGACAATGAAGAACTGCGACACATATGCAACATTCGCCGTAAGAGGAAAAGAGATCTGGGAGTATTGCGGAAACTGTTTTCCTCACATGTGTGTAGATGTTGAGAAATTCAAGAAACGGGATAGCGTGCAGGCTTTTTTACATGAGACATACAAGCTGGTGTGCGGGATTGCACAGGCTCCGAGACCTCATATCTTCTGCAAAGACGGTTTTGAAATGAGTGTCCAGGCTGGAGATGGATTGTATTGTGAGCCACGGGTGAATTTGGAAAGCGGAGAATATGCAACTTGCGAAGTCGGATATCCAAGCCAGAAAGAAGAGTTGTTGATGCCGTATATTGAAGATCCGACAGAACCGACAAAGGCAGTGTACCCGTATGTGCCGGTTGAAGTGATTGAGCAAGTGATTGAGAAACACGGCGGCTGGTTTGACGCCAGGATTCCATTTGCATAAAGGAGGCGAAGCAGTATGAAGAAATTTATGAAGAGCATGAAGAAGTTCTTTAAGACTATGAAGAAGCTGGCAAAGTAGAGGAGAAAGAGCATGAACAAAGCAAAAAACATGACAACCGGGGCAGGATATCTGCTCCGGAGAGAAGATTACAAGAGAGTCAAGAAAATGGATCGACAGCAATTTGAATCGTTCTGCAAGAATCTTTATATGACAGCATATGAAGAGGGCAGAAAGTCGGTTCCTGGGATTGACATTACGGAAGTGCAGAAAGCAATCAGCGAGACACCGGGAATCGGAGCGAAGAGACTGGAGGCAATCATGGAAAGCCTCAACAGCAAATTTGCGAAGGAGGAAGATGCGTGATGAATAGAGAAGGACGGACAGTAAATGTCAAAGACTGGGGCCGCCTGGGAGCAAAGAGAGTAGTTTTATACGAAGACAGAGGCGAGCTTAGATTTACGGATGGGTTCCATGATATGAGAATGACACAGGCCAGAATGGAAGCCTTTGTTCCTGGCGGCGATGCAGTTCTGGCTGATGTGTACCGGAGAGTGAGAGGAACCAGAAGCTGGCATCCGGTTGTAAAAGAGCTGAAAAAATTATTGGATGAGAGAGGGGGAAAAGCGGTATGAAGATTGAACCGAGGAAAGAATCGGACAGAGGCGGTTGGCTGTGTATGCCGTTGTTAGCCAGTGTGCCGGAAGGAAAGGAAGGATGGGAAAAGGTGCGTTGCCCGGTATGTGGAGCACTTTGCTGGAAAAGACCGGAGGATGCAGGCGTGATTTGCCATAGCAAACTCGACGGAGCGTGTTGTACGTTATGTGCTTTGAAGAAAGGAGCTGGCAGGTTATGAAGAGAAGCGAGCAGATCGTAGAATTGATGGACGATGTAAAGAAGATTATCTCACAGATGGCAGTGGTGGATGTATGTGAGGAAGAGAAGCCGGTAGAGGTTGGAAAAACCATCATGACAAGCCGGGAGGTGGCGGATATGTTCCAGGAATATCACTCGGTTACATATCGCAGAATCGCACAGCTTATCGTGGAGCTGGAACCGATGGAGCAGACAGAGTTCAAAATGGCACAGTTCAAGGCAAGACACCAGGAGTACCCGATGTGGGAACTGACTGAAAAAGCCTGCAAGCTCTATCTGACGAGAATGAAAAGAGATAGATGCTACGGTAAAAAGAAGACCGGCATTGAGAAGATGGAAAAAGAGCTTCGTTGCCGGGTAAGCGGTCAGAAACTGGTGGAGGATGCGGAGAACGGATATAAGGACGTCCGGGAACTGTTCAATCAGTTTATTACTGGTCCGAAGGGCGAAAACCGGGAAATTCCGGAACTGACGCAGGCCTACGAACGGCTGAGAGCGGTTATGGAAGCACAGGTTCCGGGTGCGAAAGCTGATACGGCGATAACGTCTGCGGTATACGATGTGGCGATAGAGTCAGAAATGCAGGGGTTCATTTACGGATTTCAGTTGTTCGGAGCGGTTCTGCAGGGATGTGGCAGCACAAGAAGATGTGCCGGAGAAAATTAAGGGCAGACAGGAGGAGTCATGGAGAATAATTTGGTAAAGCTGGAACCATGCCCGTTCTGCGGTTGCAGAGATAGAAGAGTGGGAATCCGTAGGATGGGTAACAACGGATATAGAGTTTGTTGCTCGAAGTGCGGAAGTCTCGGACCTCATGTATCAGTGAAGGACTGGAACGGACACAAGAAGCTTGCGCAGAAAGAGGCAAGAGAAAAATGGAATGAAAGGGCGTGAGAAAATGGATAGAGAAGAACTTATGAGAGAGTTGGAAGATATGTTCCGGGATGAGCCGGATAACAATAAACTGAATGCGGTTCTGGACCTTGCGGATGCGTATGCAGAACATGAATACGAGAAAAGAAAAAAGTCTGAAAAAGTACAGTGGGGAAAAGATGTGTGTGCTGCGGCAGGAGAGAGTGTAGACGAACTTCCGGAGAAGGTGTTCATTTCTATTTCAGAGAAGTTAGAGGATAGAATGTTGGAGAATAACGGTGATCTGGAATATGCAGTAGTCCAGGAAGTTGTAAATGAGTTCTGGGAGCAGGAGGAAGAGGAAGATGCTGATTGTAAGCCAGAATAAAGAGAAGGTGTTGTGGTTCGGAAGAGCCTTTAACGCCTTGGAATATTCAGAACAGGTAGACCACAAGGGAAAGAAGGAAACCGTCAGACACACAATTTGCATATCTGATGGTTGTCTGGAAGAGATTGCAGAGTATCAGACAAAGGAACGGTGCTTGCAGGTGCTGAAAGATTTCTGCGGAGCATATGAAAATGAATGTTATACGGTTGAGTTCTTCGACACTGCGGCCCAGGCAACAAGACCGGCAATGTACAAGAAGAACATCGTGTATGAGTTCCCGGCGGAGTAATGTGAAGGAGGGCGATGATGGAACACAAGATCACAATCATGAAATATCAGACGATGTTTCCGGGGATGACAAAAAAGCTGTTCGATGAGAAAGAGAGATTCTATCAGATTGCAGTCATCAGCATCAGACTGGATGAACTCCAGACAAAAGGTGCGGTACTGCAGAAAATGGGAAAACCAACAAAGAGCGGCACTAGAATGACGTTTGCACCGGTGCGGAGTGCTGGAGAGTATGAGGCAGAGATGCAGAGGATTCTGGAAGACGGGAAAAAGCTGGGTCTGAAATTTGAAAAGAAAAAGGAGGAAAAGTAATGGAGAGCAGTGAAGTTGTAAAAATCAGAGTGGAGAATATATATCCGCATCCGGATAATCCGAGAAAAGACCTCGGAGATGTGACAGAGTTGGCAGAATCAATGAAGAAGCATGGAGTCATGCAGAACTTGACGGTTATTCCGGCAAGTGCATTGACGGCAGACCCGGAAGATCAGCCGGATGCCGATAAGGTTTCGGTAATCAGTGATTTCCATGCACTGATAGGACATAGAAGACTGGAGGCGGCAAAATTAGCAGGCCTGGTAGAAGTTCCATGCCAGATTAGAAGCAAGATTTCCCGTAAAGAGCAAGTGGGTATCATGCTGTTGGAGAATATTCAACGTGAAGACCTTACCATCCAGGAACAGGCCCAGGGATTCCAGATGATGCTTGACCTGGGAGATACGGAAGACCAGATTGCAGAAAAGACCGGATTCAGTAAATCGACTGTCCGGCACCGGCTGAATATTGCGAAGCTGGACCAGGAGAAGCTGAAAGAGAAACAGCAGGACGATGCTTTCCAGCTCACATTGAAGGACCTGTACGAACTGGAGAAAATCAAGGATGTAGAGATGCGAAATGAGATTCTGGATAAGGCCAGCAGTTCCAGAGATATTGTGAGCCGGGTTCAGAATGAGATTACAAATGCTAAGAAGAAAGAGAATGCAAAGAAGCTCAAAGCGAAGCTGAAAAAGATGGGAGTAGAGAAAGCACCGGAGCAGTATTCGCAGCAGATGTACAACGGGAAATGGAAAACGGTGATTGAGATCAACTTGACAGACGATGTGCCGGATGAGATTGAACTGCCAGAGCAGAAGGGGCAGATGCACTGGTATGAGACATGGCGAGATTTGAGAATCGTTACGAAAGCTCCGAAGGAAAAGAAGAAGCCGACAAAAGAAGAACTGGCGAAGAAAGAGCAGGATAGAAAGTCAAAAGAGGTAAAGGAAATTCTGAAAGGAAGTGCTGCCAGAAGAAAAGATTTTATCTCCGGAATTATTTCTGGAAAAATTCCGGCTCTTAAGGACGAAAACGTAGCGAGAGAAAAAATCTGGGAAGCCCTGGTACTGATTGGTTACGGTTTGTACGGTTCGATTGCGAGAGACTTTTTCCTGGAGGGCGATGAGTGGAAGTACAGCGAAGAAGAGAGAAAGCAGGCAACTGAGACGTTCCAAGGATTGAGTATTACACATCAAATGCTCGTATTCTTGCATGGGTCGATGAATACGGTAGGAGAAACCTATGATTATAGCGGACGCTATGCCAAAGAAAAGGCAGATAAACTGCTGAAAGGGTATGAAGCCCTCGAACTGTTTGGGTGGTTCTTTGAGATGGATGAGGAGAAGCGAGTTCTGGACGGAACAAGTGAGTTATTTGCACCTGCGGAAGAAAAGTAAACTACTGACTTGCCAACTGGCGTAAAGTCGGTTATTATAATAGGAAGAAGGAGCTACAAAGTAGCGGTACATAAGTAGTGAAATGAAGGCACACCCTCTACATGGGGGATGCGATGTTTATAACGAACGATATGCATATGGACGATGAGGCAGCTGAATAAATTTTACTTGTAAAAATCAATCATATATACTAATATGTTGATTGAAAGTATACCTCTCGATATACATACATATTATGACACCAGGATCCAAATTTGGACCAAGGAGGTTGTGGATGCGGTTATCGAGATTGTACGAAGAACAGACAGTGAAGAAGGAGTATATCACTATGGTGCTGT